TCTTTACTCTTCCCTTTATTACATCTGACCATGTGCTTATAGCAGTTTTAACTCTTAGCTCAGTGACATTAGCCCAAGTAGAAGATCCAGTTTTAACTCTTATCGGCATATATTTAACCTAAGCATATTGCAGCCAAACATCTCCTATGTTACCAGTACCAGAGGTGGCTCCGATTAATGTATTTCTAATCCATATATTTCTAATATTTTTTGTTGAAGTTCCGCCTACTTCTGTATCTATGTTAACAGAATTATTTGTACCAGAAAGAGTTAGGTTTCCAGTAACCCTTAAAGATGAGTCTATCATGACGCCGTTTAGTGCAGTTATATCTACATATCCTGCTGTTTCCATGTAAATACTTTTATCAGCAGATATCTTTCCACCGCTAATAGTTATCGTGTTATCAGAGTATGCACCTGGCGATCCAATTGCTGAAAATGAACCAGATGCAATAATATTATTTGCCCTAATAGAAGCATCTGATGCATTGATTAAAACATATTTACCAGTTGTGTCATATGCATAAATACCATGTGTAGATGTAACTCCGCCAGCTGTTACCGCTGAGGAAAATGCTCCAATTTCAACTGCAGCGTTTGGAGTTACTCCATCTACTGCATAACTTTTGATAACTCTGAGCTGTCCAGTAACTGTTGGTGAACCAACACTTATTGCTCCAGTAAAGTTACCCGCTTTAGCATTAATAGTTCCAGTTACTGATAAAGTTGTGCCATTCCATGATAGATTATCTGTTGCGCTACCAATTTTTATTACAGCAGCATTGTCTGCTACGGTATTACCAGATACATACCAATAGTTATTTGTACTTAAATATAAGCCCTTGTTAACACTGTTTCCGCCAATTCCATAACCAAGCTTCATGTCTCCAGCAGTTAAAGCCTTTGTTCCAGTTATTGATCCCGTAAATGATGGTACAGTTACTGTTGTATTAGACCAAGTAGGAGAAACATTATCGTATTCATCGTAAACAGATAATCCAACTTCATATGTTTGTCCCGCAAGAACTCCGTATAAAAATGTAGACGTAGTTGTTCTTCCTGGAATAGACATAAATGTATACCCACCAGAACTTCCATTTATTCTAAATCTTATTTTATATCCAAGGGTTGTGGTATCAGAATTTTGAGTCCATGTAAAAGGAATTTTATAGTTAAAGTCAAAGAGCCCGTCGCCATCAACTGACGGTGTGCCAGCAGTTATTGCGCTACCATTTGATGGAGCAGTCGCATCGTAACCGCTTGGGCTTAGTGATGCAACAGATTTTACATTAGAGTATAAAGAGTATGTTCCATCTTTTACCTTATGTCTTATTTTTACATACTTTGTATTTAAATCAGAAACATAATATGCACTTATTGGGCTTTGTCCGTAAGTCATTAATGAGTAGGTACCGCCGAGAGTTGTGGATTGATAAACTTCTGTATAAAGATATGATTCTAATTCACCTGGATCTGTAAATGGATTTACGTAAACAAAGTAGCCATCTAGTCTTGCTGATAGATTCCATGAAGCGTCATCAATTGCTTTATCAGTTAATGTACTTCCATTAGACGCTGTTGTAAAAGATAATCCTGAGCTAACACCGTCATCATTTACTGTTTTAATAACTCCAGAAAAAGCTTTAGGAACATGCTTTGAGTTTCCAGAACTTCTCCACGTGTCCATTCTTGCTTCTGTTAATTCAAATTTTTGTCTAGTTTGAGAAGGATCTACATTCTGAGTAAATTTACCAGTAGTCAAAACGCTGCTACCATTTAAAGCAGATAAAGATATCTCAAAGCTTTTAGCTCTGTTTGATAATACTCCATTTACTAATTCTTCTGGCCTGTCAAAACTTATAAATAAAGTGTTGCCTTTCCACTCACTAGATATATTTGCAACATTTGGTACTGAGACTCCAGGTGTTGTAACTTCAAACACAGCAGAATAATCGCTTATAGTTTTATCTTCATACACCCATGCAAATTGCATCTTGTAATCAGTGTCTAGGTTTAAGTCAGTTAATACTACGTCAATATAATCTTTATCGTCTTGAATTTGACTAACATCATTTAAGAGGTCTGGCGGAACATATCCCGCACCTCCATTCTTAACGATTGGGTTTGCCATTAGAAGGATAGATCCAATCTATACTCTATGTCGACTTGTCTTCCAGCTAATTTATTTAATGGTGTTGTAAGAGATGATCTGCTTATCAATCCATATGAAGGATCAAATGTGTCCTCATCATTAATTCTAATTCCATCGAAATATGCAGAAGTTGCTCCGCCTGAATCTGATGTAACAACTATTCCAATTTTAGATATTGCTTTTGCGTCTGGATTATTGATAGGATTATTTAACATTGTTCCTAGAGCAACTGATTTAATTCTATTTCCTGCAGAGCCATCTCCAGAAACCTGAGCTTCGTAATAATCTGTTGCTGAACTGTAAAATCTAATTTTAATATTTGCAAGATTGGAATCTGCTTCATAAAATGCAAACGATAAAGTATCGTTTACGCTGTATCCAGATAAATCTAAATTGTTTACAGATGTATTGTATTGGATCGAAGACGATGAACCAGACGTGGACATCTGAACTAAATACTTTCCAATTCTTGGATTATTAGATGTTACTATTGGTGGGAATGTTACTCCATCTGAAGATAAAGTCCATAATGTATTATCTTCAAAGTCTGTAAGAAACTTATCATCATAATTATTTACTGATGACCTAAGTCCTGGGTATATACCGACTTCCTTTACGGTTCCAGCCACATCTTGAGGAATGGTTGTTTTATAAATAACAGAATAATTAAATCCTCCTGATCCATCAGACTGTATATCTATTCCACCATATGAAACTGGTAGTCTATAAAATTCAAATCCAAGTCTGCTGTTGCTGGCAGATATTGCATAGTCTAAATTGCTTGCTATTCCCAGGGCCATATCTTTAGAATCGAATGCCACGTTTCCAGCAATATAGTTAGTTAAGAATCTTTTACCAAACTTTGTTATTACATTTTCTGAACGGTAAACTTCTTTGCCATCTTCATAAAATATATATGTGCCCTTTATCATTATTCTCCACCGCTTCCTGTTGGAACTGCAATTCTTGCATCTATTCCAGACAAAACCTTGCCACTACTATTTCTAATTCTAATAACTAATTTAGCTTTTGTTTTATTAGTTTTTGTATCCACATAAACACTTTTTTCTACATACTCTATATCTGACAACTGGGGCACATCGTTTGGAGTTCCTGGGCCACCTGGTAAATCTGAGAGTCCATCTAGTGATAAAGAAGTTGGCTTTGGAGCATACCTAATAAACTTAGGGTTCATAAAATATGAATCAGCAGTCCCTGGTGAAATTACTGGTTCAGAGTTTTGCGTTACATCTAAGTTGCTTATTCTTGGTGTGCTTGCCATTTATTTATTATACCATTTATCAACTACAGTGTTCTACACACAACTGAAGTCGATAGCCCCTCTGAATATGAATGATCTACATTTGTAACTATAAATTTTTGGGATGTTCCGTCTAGGCCATGATAGTCATACTTTATAGATATTACATCTCCGACTGATATAAGCGGGTTCCCAAACATCTCCAAAGAAGATACCATTTGTTTTTTTGCCCACTGTGTCTTAATCCATTTAGCCAAGTTAATAACATCTGAATTGTTCTGTAGCCATTGAGAAGAAAATATGACTGGCTCTTCTGATGTAAATTCATTTGAAGAATCATCTACATACTCTAACACACCAGATCTTGATATGCTCTTTCCGCCTACATAGAAGGAATATTTATCTCCATCGTCTAGTGGGACATATGTACCAGAATTATTTAAAACATAGGCCTCTGCAGAAAATGGACTTGTTTGTGATCCAATTACTGTGGCAAACTGATTTGCTCCAGTTGATGGCCAAAGTGGGTAGGAAGGTCTGCTACTATATTTAATATCAACCTTTCTTATTTCTCTTGCAACAATGCCAAATTCTTCTACTTCGCCGTTTACTGGCTCCGTGGCGCTTGACTGGCTTAAAACCCTTTCTCCATATAAAAACTTAAGAGAGTTTGTTGAGAATCTTCCACCATACAAATTGTATGTATACTTTTCATTATATTGCTGTGGGGTAGTTTTTATTCCATAAACATAATCAAATTTAGTTGTTCCAGTTGTTGATATCATGGCAACAACATTTGTAGGAGATAGTATAGAATTTTCTGTAGTCTTTGTATCTGTGACCTCAACCATATATCCATTTACGTAAACAGTTATAGTATTTGCAAGTTCGGTTGACTTAACCCTTATATCCATTCTATAAGCATCTCCACCATAGACACCAGATAGCTTTACTTCGTTTGTTTGGCTATCATCTAGTGGCTTAATTGTATTATTTTGAACTTTAAGTATTGATAATTCTTGTTTTGAAGATATGGCTGAAGACTTTGCGCTAGTATCAATTTTCACTATATATCCAGAGCTAGCATTTTGAGACATAAAGAATCCGAAAGCCCCGCCAGCAATTGGATCATTCATATTATTTTCCATAAATAAGGTTGTTCCAAATGAGTAGTATTGGTCCGTCCCATTCGTTGGTAAAGACTGTAAGGCTTTATATGCTATAGAATAATCGGTTTTTGAAATAGAGTTATTTGTAATGCAAAAAAGAGATCTAGCCGAAGATACACTATTTTTATTATTTAGTACGCCCTTTTGCAAATACCCGCTTGCAGCGTTTATACCCTCAATTGTATTTGTATTTACTGCACCTGGAGACCCATACTTTATTGATGAATTATTTGATGCTGTTGATGTTCCAGTACCATCCCACTCTTTGTCTATGGTAGTCCAGGAAGATATTATATCCTTTGGATCTTTTATATGGTTGCCTAATGGTGTTGAAAAAGCTTGTCGTGCTTTAATTCTATATCTTCCGCTTGGCCTAAAAAATGCTGTTTGTGGTTTTGTATAATCTTCTGCTCCAGCTTTTGCTAAGGCTCTGTATTTAAAAACATCACTCTCATTCTTAATTACAACCTTGACATACTTTGATGGACTGTATGGAAGCTCAGCTTCTAGAGGAAGATATTCATATTCTATTGCGTCATATTCTATTATTTCAGAATTAATTAAAAGGTATCCGCTAAATGAAAACAAAGACTGTATATTTGTATTATCATCTGTAACAATTGGGCTTAACTTTACCCAGCTATTTTCTCCAGCCGCCTGGGAGCTTAAAAGAGATTCATCTAAAGACATGGCTCCAAGGTAAGTGACTGGGGACTTCCATATCGGTCCGCTATCTTGAATGTAATTTGATGTAAGTGCGCTTTGCCATCTTACAATAACTTTGTTGGCAGAAGGAAGATCCTGTTTTGACATAGAAACTATATTAGGAAGAATTGTAATTACATTAGGAGAGGCACCTTCTTGTAAATCGTTGTAGGTTGCTTTCCAATCAACATCCCTATCTCTGTATAAAAAATCTCTAGTATAAAATTGCAAAACATTATTCTCATCGAATACCGCAGTCATCTGAGTATCTCTGCATATTTGTTGCAGGGTTTCCCAGACTGTTGTAGAGTCATCTGTCCACCAATATGCTGGAGTTATAATACTTTCCTCTAAACTTAAGTCTGGGTGAGTATTAATATTGTAATTAGTAAATCCAATATTATCTAGGAGCCTTCTAATGATAGCTGGAACAGAATATCCCTCACAAAATATATCTGGGCAAACGATCTCCTGTAATATTTTTGCACCGTCTAAACATTCTGCACTTACATTTCCATATTCAGATATTGACCAGCTATCCATAAAGAATTTACCCTGATTAATAATGTCATACTTTTCAGACGAACCATATGCTCCATCTGCATGATAGACCTTAAAGTGCGGTTTAACTTCAGCCAGCTTATAAAAATATATTATCCCATCTTGAAACTCCGTGGTTGATTTTATATAAGACATAGATTTAATAGATTCACTATTGTATCTATTAAGTTGAAGAGACAATGAGTTTGCAGATATATATCCTACTGGTAATGTATCTCTAGATGAAGATGAACTTTCTTTTAGTATGTCAAAAGATTCTACATCGTTAGATATATCAATAACATATTTTGGTGCAACTTCAATTATTCCAACATATTCTCCAGAAGAAACATTTACAGATAGCCCAACTTTATTAATTGAAACACGTGCTGATGTATTTAGGTCTGCCTCATTCTTTGACCAACCAGTTCCTGTATAGTATATTGTTAGAGATCCAGCGTCATAGTTTTTTGTTCCACCTGTTTTAAATGGCTTAATGTCTGATGCTGTTCCAGAAACAAGCGTCTGGCTTGTGCCTCCAGGTACTGTTGCTGAAATTGTCCAAGAGGTAGGAAAAGAGTGTGATATCTCAAACTTAACAACTATCTTATTTACAAATATAGTCTTTGGGTATTCAATAGATAGATTAGAGTTTTGCCCTATTGGTGTTATAAAATATTTATAGTATGTTCCTGCTCCTGGAACATAAACTCTATAGTCTTTTGGATAAGAAACATCTGTTGGTTTAGCCCATTCTTGAGAATTAACATCTCCGTTTATATAATATTTAATTCCTGCAAGTTCTGGTCTAATTGGCTTTACAATTGTATCTACTGGGAAAAGCTTTTGAAATGGCTTAGCATTATTAATTGTTTTATACTCTGCTCCAGTAACAACTATATTGTTAACCATAGAGTTAAGATTATATTCTATTAAACAACCCGCATTTATTTTTATTGCATGGTTTGTTTTCAATACTTTTTTTAATGCATCTGAGGCGGGAATCATTTAAACCTCTTCCAGAGATAAAGACACATTCCAATGAGGCTGAATACCACGCTTTACAATTGTAAAAGTTGCTTCTGTACATGAAACATTATATTCTTCATAACCAGATGACTCTTGGCTTGTTCCAGTCTTTGCCATATTTACTCTTATTTTAAAGGTTCCCGTTCCGCCATTTTTATAAAATTCTCTTAAATCTTCTGCTCCCCATGCACCATCAACGGTTAAAGTTCTATATGAAGGAAGCATTTCCCAACTTAGATTAAATGATTTCTTATCTGCAACATGGTACTTTCTTAAAGTACCATTTGACATTCTTCTTTTAGATTCAATTCTTTGTGTTCCAATTGTAAATTCTGATCTATTGTGCTCTGTAACTTTGTTCCAAGCTAATGAAGTTCCAGCTGGAGTTGCTAATAAATCTTTAGCTTCAATTAATAATATTGAGCCTCTTGGCATCATCATGCTCATACTGTAATTCCTCCACCAGTCATGCTCTGTCTTCTTGCTCCACGGGCATCCATTATATTAACTATATGGTTTGCAAGCTCTTTAACATCTTGTCCCTGTGCGCCATTAACAACAATTCCTCCAGCATTATAGTGGTGAATTGATCCACCTTTATTATACCCTGGAACTTGATTGCTAGCAATGCCTACCGTGCTTGTTGGAATATTATATGTAGGAGAAGCCATTCCTCCGTTGGCAAATCCTGGTATAGACATTTTTGGATTAAATGAGGTGTTTACAATTCCCCCATTGGCAAATTTAGGAATTTGTATTTTGCCATTGTTAACAAATCCCCCGCCTGCTGCTTCTTCCACATTTTTTAGCTGTTCTTTGATATCAGAAATTATTGACATAAAATCTTTTTCAGATAAAGCTCCCCTAGCATATAGACCTACAGCTGATTTTTGAACTGCTAAAAGATCTTTTTCATCTGCATAAGTTTTTCCACTTGTATATTTGCCAAAACGTGTAAACATTAAAAGTGCGCCTAAAGCTTTTTGCGTATCACTTATTCCAACACCTATATCTCCTGTTTGAGCTCTTTGTGCATTTAAAATATATTCAAATGGGTTGTGTCCTGAGCCATGAGCTAAGTTGTCTATGTCGCTAGCATTATGTCCGCCATCAAACCTGACTCCAAGATTCGCAGCCATTTCTGCTATCTCTTCTTTGTTTAAAGAGCTAAATTCTCCTCTAACGGCATACCTGTATTTTTCATCTATTCCAATTTGTTTCTTTGCTTTATCTATTGCTAGTATTTGCAAAATTCTTGAAGCGCTTAAATACTCATCAGATTCATAATTGCTTCGTGCTGGCATGTAAAATTCTTCTGAGTGACTACCTCCCATAGCATTGTCTGTACGTGCTATAGGTTTTAAATTACCATTTTCGTTAACTGCTTGTAATATTTGAGCAAGCTCTGATTGAGAATATTTTTCTTTTGCTAAATAAAATATTTCTTTTGCTGAAAAATCTTCTGCAATTATTGGAGGTTCTTCTCCATCTTTATACAAATTAAGTTCTTTTAATTTTGCTATATAATCAGATTCTTCAAGTGGAAAGCCTGAGCTTAGCTCTCCTTCTTTTTTACTGTAGTGAAAAGGCTTTCCAAATCTTTGCAAGAAATAACTGTCTACTGAATGAAGCTGTTCTGGTTTTCCATTGTACTTCATTAAATTAGAAAGTGTGCTTACTATAAATGGTCTATCTGGCTTCCATTCACCCTGCATATGTGATTGAACTGCGTCATAAATTCCAAAGTGTCTTGATGTTCTAGCTGCGGCTAATTGTTCTAGAGTGCCGACAGTTCCTTCAGGGAGGCCTTTTGGACCAAAAAATCTAGAAAGTATGTGGGTCGCTGCATCTTTTTCAAAAAGATCTCCCTTGCCATCTGTTGATGGGAAATCGTCATTAAATATTCTTATCATAGGAATATCTCTTGGTGTTAAAGGAGTGTAAGAAGGATCCCAGCCTCTTGCTTTCAGGTCTGCAATTTCTTTTTTAGTTAAAGGCTTTTCTCCACGCACCCCATGCAAGCCACCTCTTGGACCGCCTTGTCGTGCAATATTGGCAGCTACCGCTTCTTGTTGTAGTCTGACATTTTCTATATATTCCTGAACCATTTTTGTAAGTAGTGGTGAAATTGCTTTTGTTTTAGTTTTAATAGCAACATCATCTCTTGTATTGCCACGCATTGCAGAAATTAATTGTGCAAGCCCTGCTGGATCTAGTGACTCTGAAAGCTCTGGCCTTCTAAGGCCAAAAAGATGTGGGGATGCTAAATCTTGTGGATCAACCTTTTTTAAATTTATGCTACCTGATGCTAGCATATTCATTAAAAATTCTTTTACTTCTCTATCGCCCCATTGGTATCCTGAATCCATTTTATCTAATAATCTTCTAGCTTTTGTATGGTTTGGATCTTTTTTCAAAATATAGGATAGGATTCCTTCTGGTGTTGTAGGAATAATATCAGTTACCTGATGGCTTGCTAATAATGAGCTTAAATTTTCAGTACGACCTTGAAAAACAACTGCGTCATTTCCAAAACCGCTTCCTGAATGCACTGGTACATTTTTCCCTTCATGAATTACAAATGGCGGGTAAACGTTATTTGGCTTAAAATCATCTGAAGAAATTTTTACTTGTGGTTTTTGAATCATTGAAGATATTTTATTTTCGGCAAATGGTCTTGATGCGCCGATGATTGCTGCAGTTATAGCATTAGATGTAAATTTTGGAACTGCTGATGTTGCATATGGTATAGAACCCTTTGGAAGAAGAGAGCCTAATCCAGGAAGTCCTTTTGACAATCCATATCCTTCAGCTAGTCCTCTTATCGAAGCGTTTCCAGCTGCTGCTGGCAATAAGAATGAACCAAAATCTAATCCAACTTGTGCAGCAATTTCTGGAAGTACAGACTTAACTCCTTGTTGTTTTATTTTTTCTTGTTGTGATTTTAATCCTTCTATGTTTGTAGAAGCAATTGGGTTTGTACCAGTAAAGGCTGCTTGTACTCTGTCTAAAGATAATATCGCTGGAAATAAAAAGTTGTCATAAATTTTTTGAGCAACAGATTTTGGAGCTTTATAATTACTTGCCATGTGTCCAGCAGGCAAACGTCTGCGGCCTGATCTTCTATCTGATGAAGATTCCATTTTTTGTTTTAGGGCAGCTGATACAGAGCCCATTGATGACATTCCTAAACTATGTGGGGCGCCTGAATGAGTATGTCCTACTGGTCCGCCAGCATGGAACATTAGCGGTCCTAAACCGTAAGCACCATTACCAATGCCACCCGTAGAGGCGCCAGAGCCTGCAAGACGCATAGGGTCTCTGTCTATGCCCATTCCTGGGCTTGCAAATGGCTTGCGTGGCTGCTCAAGCATCTGATGCATGTAGTCTGAATGCTGTGGGACCGAACCGCTAAATTTAAGTCCTGGTATTTCTGTTCCGCCCCAAATATCCATGCCTGGGCTGCGTGGCCCAATAAATCTTGAAAGTTCTCCCCAATATTGACCGAAAGGATTACCTATAGGTCTTCCAGATCTAGAGTAAGGAACACCTGGCTTTCTTTGTCTTGGTACTGTTAGTGGACCCTTAATCCAATTTCCAGAATCAGTTAAGCTGTTTACAACTTTTCCACCTTCTGCAAACTTCTTTATGTTTACCTTTGTACCTGAAAAAATTCTTGATCCGCCCATGTACTTTGGATCATTTAGCTGAGGATTCATTGCCATTAATTGCTTAACAGTAATTCCATACTTTGCAGCAATGCCAGAGAGCGTGTCTCCTCTATTTACAGTGTATCTAGAATTTTCATAATCTGACTTAGCATCATCTGCGCTATAGTATTCTTGTGTGCCATATCCATACTTGATGTTGTCTACTGGCTTATATGAAGGTCTTCCAAATCCTACAATTGGAGCATTCTTCATATTGTATTGTCTTACTTTTGCATGTACTCCGCCGCCGCTTCTCTGACTTCCAGAACCTGATGTATTTCCTTCTATAGTTGAAACTGCATTACTGCTTAAAACATTTCTTACTAGCCCTACGTGAGAAATTCTATTAACGCCATCTCCTGGGAAATCCATGAAAGCTAGATCTCCACGCTTTGGATTCATTTTTGTCCATTTGCCACTCTTCATAAATGACTGAGCTCCACCAGGAGTCCAAATCATGCTTGCTAAATCTACCCCAGCATTTTTTGCTGCCCAATTTATGAATGCTCCGCACCATGCTATGTATCTGCTCTGCAGATCATAAGCCTTTTGTGCAAATCTACCAAATATAGTGTCGTTGTTCTTTCCTTCTTTATATCCAAGCATAGACTCAGCTGCTTTAATCATTGAGTCTACTGTGCCTAGAGTGCTTTCTTTTCCGCCTCTCATCTTACTTACTTTACCGCCATTTGCAAATCTACCAGCATTTAAATCATGAAGGAATGATGGACCAAATTCTTTTTCAGCTTTTTTAACTGAGTCTGCTTTTATTACCCACTCACCGTCTGAAAGCATTGCAGGAATTGAATCAGATGTTGAAGTTCCTGGACCACTTACATTTCCTCCGCCATCATAATTAGTTGCATAGCCGCCCATTGCAAGCTTTCTTGCTCTTGAAGGGCGAATAATCGCATCGTGTCCAGACTCAACAACATATTTAACTCCATCAACTTCAAAATATTTACCCTTTTGATATTTATTTGTCTCAATAATATATGTCAGCCCTGCTTTAGTTATTGTTCCATCTTTAGACTTTAGTGGTGCTGCTTCTGCGGCAGTTGTTCCCCCTGGTGCAACTTTAGGAAGAGTTGCGGTGTTAACCTTAAATGGATCCTCTTTTGTTCCACTTCCAGTTCCTGATGTCGCTCCAGCAAATTTATCTACTGCAAGAATAAACTTATCTACAGCTGATGCAAATGCTACATTTTTATTATCATTTACTGCCTTTGCTAAAGCCTGTGCAAGCTGAAGTTCTGGAGACATAGCAACTGGCTTGCCACCAGCTTGTGAAGGAGGCTGGTTAATTGCAGGATAGTTGCTAAGCATTTCATCTGCAGCTTTTTTAATTGATCCGCCAGCCTCTCTCATTTCATTAAAGATTTGAATTAGAAGCTTTTCGTCTGACTTAGAGAAGTTGCCTCCTGGATTTCTTGTTACAATATCATTTATTCTTGCTCTAAAGTCAGCAATAGTGGCAAGGTCTGCAGACTTTTTAGCAGCTGTTGAACTTGCTGTGGAGTTATTTTTTTCTGCATCTTCTAATATTTTTTGCAATCTTTCAATTTCTTTATTCTGTTGCTCAATACGCTTTTCATAATCATTTGAAATTGATTCTCTTGTAATCTGTCTCTGTCTATCTTCTTGCAGCTTTTTAATGTTAAGTTGAGATTGAGCGGCAGCCGCAAGATCTCCAGCAGCCAAGAACTCCTGGTATCTTATCTGCTCTTCCTTTAAAGATTTAGCAAAATCGGCTTCGGCCTGTTGAACATCCAAAAGCTTTAATCTAGCATTTCTTTCTTTTTCTAACTGATCTATAACCTTCTGGATTGCTTTTATTTTATCCTTGTAATAATCGGCATCAAACTTTGCAGCAGCCTTTTGAGCCTTAATTGCATTTTCAGAGGCTTTCTTTGCTGCATCATAAAGTTTTGCTAAAGCAGAGAGGGGGTTATTTGAATCTGTTGATGAAGTTACTTCATTCAAAGCGCCCTGATATGCAGCAAGTTGTCTAGCAAAGTCTACAGCTTGTTTTCCAGTCATAGCTGCAATATTTATCTTATCTGCTAAACCAGCTGCGTATATCGCTGTTTTTGCATAAATACTTTGAAGGGTTTCTCCATTTTTTAATATAGTTGCATAAACTAAATTTTGTTGTTTAAGACCATCTAGAGTTTTTTTATCTATTTCATTTGTTGCGCCTTTTATTTTTCCTATTTCATCTAATGTCTGCTTAAGTGCATCAGCTTCTGTTAATTGTGTTTTCCCATCTTCTCCGCCTTTTGATCCAACCAAAGAATCTTGGTAGGTAGAAAGAACATTAATCATATTCTCTACACCAGTATTTAGCTCTTCTAAGAATCCCTTACTTGTGCTACCATTCATTGCTACTATTGCATTTGAAACCATTTTAACTGATGCGGCTGCTGCGGATGCCCTGTCTGTAATTTGTTTAAATGAATCAGAAGATATTGCTGAAACTGACTGACCTGATTTATTTGATGCAGCAATTAAAGCATAAATTTTATTTGTTGCTTGTTGCACAGACATTCCCATAGATACATATTGAGACTTAAGCGATGTAGCTAATTGATTAACCTTAGATGAATCTATATTATTAAACGCTGCTAAAGTTTCTGGCATTTCTTTTTTAACTCTAGCAGTTTCTTCTCTTAATTCTTTAATTGTAAAAGTTAATCCACTTATACCAGTTTTTGTATTTGAGTCATACGATGCACTTGCTTTAGCACGCTGCAAATCTAACTGGGCATTTATATCTTTTAATCTAGTAGATAGGTCTTTGTACTTTCCAGAAAGACCCGCCTCTCCTAAAGTTTTTTCATTAGCTCCAAATGCTAGTCTATTTGCCTTACCAGCATCTTCATACTTTTTCTTTAGATCTAATAATACTTTTCCTAAAGCTATTGCAGATGTTACTGCTAATCCAAACCCAGCAAACTTCATAACTTTTGATAATGTAAGTGTTCCTTTTATTAAAAATGGCAAAATTGATGCTACTTGTCCTAACATAGAGCCAATCATAAAGCCCGTGTTTCCACCCATAGCTTGTCCAGCCACGCCTCCGCCAACTGCTGTTGCCATGCTAAATACTTGAGCTTTAGCTCCGTATGGATTTATCCCTGACGAACCTTTTGTTATTGGAGTCATTCCCATTTGAGTTGCTAAAGGAGTTTCGTATCCAGGCATAGTAGGAATAGCAGGAAGTCCATATCCTGTTCTGTTCTTAACAATATCTCCTCCTGGAATTATTCCGCCTGAATTTCTAGGAACAAATATTTCTGGTCCGTTTTCTCCAACAAGGTAAGGTCTGTTTGCATTAACTGGACCACCCATGGCACGTGTACCGTCAACAACTGTTTCTAATTTTAATGTTCCATTTTCATATCCAACTACTCTAAACTTTCCACCAAAAATAGATTCTTGTTCGGATCTTGAGTTATGTCCAGCTACCTTTTGTCCAAATGGAGCTGAGAATTTTGCATCTGGGAATATGTCAGAAGCTGGAACAACATTTCTATTTTTTACAGATGCCTCTATAAGTATTGATGACCCATCTGCGGATGCTCCGTGTCCTGGCGCAAATAGGGAAGCAATATCTCTATTTTTACTCCATGATGAACGGCGCATAATAAATTCTTGACCAATAAGTCCAGATGGATCTCCACTTAATCTTGCCTGATCAATTGCCTCTATAATATTTTGAGGAAGAGGGTTTGCTCTATTTTTGCTTAGTTTTAATCCTCTATAAAGAGTTCCGCTAAACTTTCTAGACAACTTCTTCATTAATTCTGTAGCGCCTGGAGTCTGTAATATTCCATAGTTACCAGCCATGTATTGACGAAGTATATACTTCCCACGCTCTTCTTCAGATCCAATTGGGAACTGTCGCATAACATTTTGTCTTGCGAATCTATCGTCTTGATAAATTACTTCTCTTGTCCACTCATAATCATCTTGTCTATCTTTTGGAACCATGGTTCTACCAATTTGAAGTGGACCATGAAGTGGATCTTGATTTCCTAATGTGTATTGATACCCTGGCATTCTAAAGCGTTCTTGTGGCTTCCACCTTGCAGTTAATCTGGCAATTGCACTAGATGCTAATGATGGAACTCCATAACCGTATCTTCCTCTTTGTATATTGCCTCCTGGAATCATTCCTCCAAGATTTGCAGCAAACGGTGTGGATGATGAATTTCTGGAGAATCTGGTCATTGCTCCAATTTCTGCAGAGTTTACTAGTTGTCCCCACATGGCTTCATTCATTAAGCCATTTCTTCTTTCTACGAGAGCATTTAGTCTGCTAGCTGCGAGCTCTGCAACTTGTTGTGCTTGAGCCTCTGGAACACCAATATCTTTTAGTTTTCCTAAAAGACTTTGCATGTCTTGCCAGCCTACTTCTCTCCATGAATCTTTCCAGCCTTTTCCATCTGAAGTTCTTGCTGGAGATCCGTCGCCCTTAATTCTTTGATTAAATTTTGAAGTGTTTTTTACCCATGTCGTTGACAATGCAGTAAGTGTTGATAATTTACTGCCTTGAGGTACTGATACGCCTAAAGATCTTAGTACTGATACTGGAATCTGATCTTCTGGACCGTACCCTAAAGATTCAAGTCTTCTTACAAATGCAGGAGGAAAAGCATGAACTAATACATCTCCCCTTTTTGTTGGAGTAATTCCATATCTCTTATTAGTCTCATCAGAATAAATTGCACTAGATCTTGAACGTGCTGAAGAATATTGTATAGAACCTGATCCTGGCTCTGAAACAGATTGTGTATTAGAACCAGTTGTATCCCATCTATTTCTGCTAGCTCTCCAGTATCTTGTTCCTGGAGATCTACCTCCTCCTATCATGGAAGATCTAGCTAAATAGTTGGCGATTAAAGATGCTGGATTTAGACCGTAGTTCTTTTTATTTCTAGATACATCTCCACCGAATGCGTATCCATTATTAGCTGCGTCAACTGCAGCATACAGTTCTGGATCTCTATGTATACCTGGGCCAAAAATAGTTTCTTTTGGAGTTAGCATAGCCTTCATTGTAGATCCGCTATTACTAAATGTTGAAGGTGCAGCATCTACTAAATCTTTATTGCGTGGATCTAGCGAAGCTTGTTGATTTAAAACATATCCGTTTAACGGAACATTTCCAAACCTATCGTCATAGTTAATAGATGACGGACCTGATACTACTGTCTTATTTGGCCCAAAGCTCTCAATGTCTCCACCGACATTAAATCTTTTTGGTCTTGTTGTTTCAATACTATAAGGAGCACCATATGTTTTAACTCCAAGCACTCTGGCAATGGAATTAAATAATGTTCTTGTTCTTCCTGGACGAGTAAGCTCTTTCATGTTTGCCTTACCAGTAACAGGATCAAACGCTGGTTGGTCTACGAGGGGTAGCTGTGTTAAGTTTATTGTTCTTCCTTGTGCAGTAGCAACTTCTGTTGCTGCCTGCCCCATCATCATTTCAATCTGTCTATTTAAAGCAACAACTCTTGCTCTTGCTTGATCAACAGTTATTTTTGATGCTTGCAGCTGTGCAACAATTTCAGCAGATTCTGTTGCAGCTAAAGTTGTTATTCTTGACATTTGAGGAAGAAGGGCTTGATATGAATCTGATAATGAAGTTGTAATTAATCCAGTTGCTGCAACTTCACGCTTTAGTAAAGCAATTTCTGCTTCCGACTGCATTGCAAGTGCGCCAGTCATTGCGTGCCACTTTGCTGCTTCTCCTGCAACTATTCCAGTAGAAACACCCTTTATTGCAGATACTCCAGCAACCTTTGGCAGGTCTGAGCTCATGTACATCTGCGGATTATTGCTAATCGCATTGTTTACTTTAGGTGCTCCTGGAACAATTCCAAATATAGTCTGGGCTTCTCTTTCAGCTGGGGTCATAGCTGAAACAGGATTTGGGTGAGAATAAGCTCTTGTATCCCTTGGAGAGATGTATCTACTTGTAGGATCTACTTCTCTTATAGCTGTGCCAGTCATAACAACTTGACCAGCAACAGTTGAAATTGTAGGAGCTGCGCTTACGCCAGAATTTGCTCTTGCCTGCAATATTCTAAATTCTTCATTTAAGTTATGTAGTGCTGTAGATAAAACCGTAGCTGCTTTTGCATCACTATAGAATGTTGTTTCTAATAGGTTACCAGCTTTGTTGGCAGCTAAAATTTCTGGAGTTAATAATTTCCATCCTTCTCCGCCTTTAAATAACGCTCTAAAGTGTGCAGCACCTTTAACAACATACCCAAGGAAGTTTGCAAGCACACCAGTTAACATAATTATTGGGCCAGTTAATGCTGTAAATCCTGCCGCAAATGTTAATAGTTTTTTGATTGGGTCTGGCAGCTTGTTAGCAAATTGAACTACCTTGTCGATAATATTTATAAAAAATGTTCCGATGTTTAAGAACTGCTCTCCTACTCCAGCTAAGCTGGCCTTTAAAGATTCTAGCGCTCTCTTATATTTACCAGATGCAGACTCTGTAATCTGAGTTAATTCTCGGTTAGCAATATTGGCTAAATCTTGTGTACTAGTTTTCATTAAGTCTAGTACTTGTAATGTCTGACTTCCTTCTTTACCTAAGTTTTCAAATAAGGCAGATAGTCTTGCAAACTGAAATTTTCCAAAAAGCTGCTCAATCGCCTTTGATTTACTTAATGGGTCAAGTTTGTCTAGAGCAGATTGAAGCTCTAACATCATTCCAGTTAAATTGCCAGCATTTGAAGTAACTATATTTTCAAGATCTATTCCAAATCCTTGGAACATTTCTTTAGCTACCTTGGTTGGGTTAATAAGGGATGCTAATGAGGACTTGATTGCATTTGCACCTTCAGATGCATTTACTCCGCCCTCTTTCATTGCAGTTAAATATAATGCTAAATCTTGGACTGATCCGCCAAGACTTTGAATTACTGGTCCTGCTTTTGGAATCGCTTCTACTAAATCTGCAAGAGATGTGGATGTCTGGTTTTCAACTGCGTTTAAAAAGTTAATTGATTCAGAAAGTTCTGTTGTATTTTGCTTAAAAGCTGTCTGAATTGCAAGTGTGGCTTTCATTGCTTCTTGCCTATCAACTTCACCAAGTATGGAAAGTCTTGTAGTTTCTTGAGTTGATCTGATTAGATCATCTCCCTGCTTTCCTGTTGCAGCAATATCCGCAGCTAGTGCGATTGTTTCTTTGTAAGAAGCTCCGTAAGCAGCTGCTAATTCTCTTGCTGTGGCAGAAACTTCTTTTCTTACTTTTGCTAACTCTGTTGCAGAAGTTTGTGCTACCCCACCATAAACTTTTGTTAATCTTACAAGTTGCTCGTCTGCTTCTCTAAATGCTTTTGATGCAGCAATCCCAAAAGCTGTTATTGGTACGGTTAGTCCTACAGTTAACTGGCGTCCTGCCCACTGAGTATTTTTACCCCAGTTAATTAGTTGGACTCCGCCATCTTGAATAACTTTATTAAATATCTGCATCTCTTGCTTGAGAAGAGCTGTTCTATTTTTAGTAGCATCCAGACCTCTTGGTATCTGAACGTTAAACTGCATTAAGCCTTCGGCATTTCTACCTAGGGGCTGAAGTATTGCATTTTGTAATTGAACTTGCTGTCTTGCTAACTCCCTAATCATTCCACCAGAAGTTCTAGTGTGATCTTGGAATGTTCTATAGTAATCTTTAAGCTTAAGTCTTCCCTGATCTAAGTTTTTACCAAATTTTTCTACATCAGAAGAAAGACTTACGAAGTGGGTTGAGAACTGACCAGTGCTTCTAAGTGTTGCTGAAAAGCCTTGCTGTATCTTTGCTGCATCCATCGCAAGTGCTTTGTTCGTTGTTGCTAAAGCACCTTTTAATTGAGCGAGCTCTGCCGTAGCCTTTTGCACATTAGCAATAAGACTTGAGAAATTAGCATTAGCTACTATATTCGTAACTATTGTCTCATTGGCCATATATTATATGTTACCCCACTTCGTATCCCAAACCTGCTCCGATTCCAAATCCATTCTCTGCGGCAATTGATCCTTGTAGTGAAACAACATCGTCACCACTTGCATTTATTCCTAGAGCTCTTCTTTGAATATCTTCAAAAGTTGGGCCTTCTTTTTCTTCTTCGGATTCAAGGTTGATGCCTTGAAGTCCTGCTAAGAATTTTCTTTCTTTTTCTTCTTTCTTATTCATTGATTGCAAGGTTTGAATAAGTTCTGGCATTGAAAGGTTTTCTTCTAGCTGCTCATAGTTTTTCCAATGACCTAGAAGAAAAACCTCTCCAAGTAAAGCGGCTAAATCTAGTTCTGACCAGCCAGAACCGCTGCCGCTAGAAGGTTTGGGTCATCCATCTTTATCCCACCACATACTTCTAGAATACGATTAATTGTAGGAACATCTAATGCATCTTCTAGTGCATCTCTATCTGCTACCAACTCTGGTAACTGCTTTTCTAATGCTACTGCACATGCATCAATAAGGATGTCTAATGTCTCATCTTCTGATGTTGTATTTGCTGTTTTTTGAATAGCGATCATAAACTTGCGAAGCTCTTTAATTGTTAAAGGCTTTAGCTTTACGGTTGCGCCATTTTGTAGTTGAATTTCTTCTACGTCATAGATTGTAGTTGCCAATTTATCCTCCTAGGATTGTCTTAATTATTATAACAAAACACCTTTACTAATACAAGCAGAAAGCCCCCATTTCTGGGGGCCTTCCAATTAATTTAAATTAATTAAATTATTATGCTAGTGTCCAAGTACGGTCAATAATCTTACCGTATTCCTGTCCTGCGTATGCAGAATCTCCTGATGGGAGAAGGCGGAATGTTACTGGGAATGTTGATGCTGCGTTACGAGCAAGTGAGAATTGTGACTGCTGTACAGACAAAACTCTACGTGCATAATAAACACGCTCTGAAGTTGCGCTTGTTGTAGTTGGTGCTTGGCCTACTGCAATAAGCTGGCGCTCTGTTGGAGCTGATCCAAGAGCACCTGCCTCAAGTCCTAGAACTCCACCATTTAGTGTTGACTTTCCTTGGCCGAATACAACTAGAATATTTTCTAGAGTACCTTCTGCCATTTCTGTTGCAATCATAACTTCCATTGACTCCTTGAACAGCTTTGCTGTGTCAAGAAGCTGATCTACTGTTACTGAACCGTATGATGGGTTGTAAGTAATCTGAAGACCATTGTTTGTGTAACCTACGTTACGGTATGCTGCTGCATCTGTTCCACCTGCTGCATTAGTATCTAATGCATTCAGTGTTGGAATATATGATGTACCTGTGTTGAAAGCTGGTACCTTTGTAGATGGCTTGACTGCGCCATTTGCAGCTGTTCCTGCTCTTGCAACTCCTGGCTCCATGTTATCTACATAACCTGCTGCTGTTGAGTCGTCTACTGAAAGAAATAGTGGTGAAGCACCAACTAGAATATTCTTGGCATTACCTGTGTTTTGTGCCATAATTTAAAACCTCCTGTTTATAATATCAATATTAAATTGTAAAACATAATTTGGCTGGCTAGGCCAATTCCTCTAGATCCAATTTTAGTGTATAATGCCCCAAAAGGCAAACTAAATGAATCGACCAGAATTATCTGTTATTCTGGAATACTTTATTTCTAGGATTACGTCTGAAGACAAAAATCCCTGAATTTCCTCAGAGGGTGATGTTGGGGATATGTCAGCAACAAATATGTTATGGAACTTAAATAGGTCTGATACTAGGTCTGAGTTTCTGACATCCCTTGCTGATTCATCCATTCTCCTAAACTCATCAATCATGAAGTTTCTTATCTCATTAATCTCTGATATGTCTGTTGAATATATGGTAAATAAAATTTGTTCGCAGCATATTAGCCAATTGTCCTCATAGGACATTCCTATCTTGTCATAGACTATATGCTTCTTGCCGCTCAAGAATTGATTTAATTCCGCCGACTGCTGTACTGGAATTATAGGAATAATCTCTTTACCTATATTGTCTGAATAATAGTCACTGGCATCAAATATCTCGTAGTTTAAAAGCTGAGACCATAAAAACTTTCTTATCTCAGATGATGCATCTAATTTATAATTTGCCGTCATAGCATTGAACCTCCAAATGATGAAGCCAATGCAACGTCTGCTTGTGCCCTGACAGCATTTGGCGAAAATGAATATTGAACCTTTTTAATATTTGATGGAATTCCAAGTGCTTTTGACATTGCACCATTAAATATATTTTGAAAGCCAGATTTTTTAATTGATAAATTAACTAAATCGCTTTTAAAAAAATGTGCATATGCCATCTTAAAGGATCCAGTTGTAGCAGCCCCTCCAGGCCTTCTGACGACCACTGAGGCCCCTTTGGGCATAAAGACGGTATAACCGTTAACCTCAAATACAAGGCGCTTAGAAGCCTTTGGAGAGATTGTTATGGGGTTTCCTAGTTCCATTACAGAAGCTTTGTTTGCAAATACATAGGAGTTCTTAGATCTTTTATCTTTAGGGACTTTAGTTTTTGAAAGCTTAAAATCATATCCTATTCTAAAGGATAGTCCGTCTGAACCCATTCTATTTAATTTAAATAGTCTTGCAGACTCTTGCCCTGTTTTTTTCCATTCATAAACATGGTGAAAGGACTTGGGCTTTGTTCTTGCCTTAGCATCTATATAATTACCAAAATCTTTATCTATCTGATTATAGATCATTGTTTGAAATTTATTCTTAAATCCAGTATTGCTCATAAGCTTTGCTATTACATTTGATTGATAATATAAAGCAGCAGATATTTGTGCAACAGTTGTATCTTGTAAGTTTGTACCTACAGTGCCAACCATTAATTTTTCTAGTCCGCTTGCGGCTTGAAGTAAAGCAACATTAGATTCCAATTGTCTGATTCTCCGACCTTAGAGCCATAGAGTTATATCCAATAACCTTTCCGAATGGGTCGGTTATAGGTGTCGTGCCAGATATCTCAAACACCGTTGGAGTGTTAGAAGGGAAATTTATTTCTGTCCATATTGGGTTATTTTTGTTATCCCTAATGTTAGTTATTTTCTCTCTAGAAGTAAGCCTGTCAGATGTTCTAATTTGTATTACCTGCTCGTTAGAATATTTATTATTAAACACCTGTTTGTCTCCAGACCTAGAGGTGCTTGAGTTTGATATGATTCCCTTTGCATGGCACTGTAGTGTTTTATAATAATGCCATTCTTTTTTGATAGCCCCAGTGTCTGGATCTTGTTCGTCAAACTGTCTGTAGACATCTAATTTCATCAAAAGAACTGCGTCTATAATTCCTTGCATTTTATATTACCATTGCCTGATTAATAACATAATCTGATAAAAGCTTATCTGCATAAGAGCATCCAGTTCCAGTGTGAATATCAGAAGAGTAATCAAATTTCCAGTCAAATGTTTGAACTGACTTTAAATACTGATCTTTCCAATGTCTATCCTTGTCAAAGAAGTGGCCCATAAGCTGTATGCATGCTTGCTCAACTTCATCTGGAACGCTAGCCCAACCAAATCTTCCAGAAACTCTATACCTTGAGTTGTTTTTAAATACTCCATTAAATGAAATATCGTTTACCGTAGGTGGAACCATTCCATTTGCAGTGTATACAGTGTTGTCAGTCATAAGAGCGGTATCAACTCTTATTCCAAATCCGCTTTCTGAAACTACTGTAGAAAGACCCCAATTGTTTACTTCATTAATGTTGTCTACTAAAAGGTAATCTCCTACATGCAATGTATACAGGCTGTTAATTTTTGCTGGAAGTGGAAGAGAGTATGAGCCTGAGCCATAAACAACTTCTGTTGAGTTGTAAAGATAGAACTTCTGTCCACAATAATTTTCAATTATTTTTCTAGCGTATTTCTCTGCCATTTGAAGATCATGATAAGTTTTATATTCAGGATCAGATTGATCTGTTCCAAAATTTAAATCCTCAATTGCTTCTGCAAGATTAGCATAGGGAGTAACTACATCCGTATAAGATATATGATAAGAGCTGCTTCCACCAACCACATATCTCCAAACCATTTTAAATTTTCTATTTCTATCAGAGTATGCCGTTGGCAATACTATCTGGTAGGTACCAAAATCATTTTCTAGTTTTGTGGCTGTAAGGTTTAGAAGAAGGCTAGTTGGGTTAATGGCTGGAAACACCAATGGGTCTTCGGTAATATCATAGACTTCAACGGAAACATTTCCGTCAGGGTCTACAATTTCACCTGCCCAAAATATTTTAGTTTTGATTGGTGCATTACTATTAACATAAATCTCTGCCATATTACATAGGGCTTAGTTGTAGTACTCTTGAACTTCCTTTGGAGTAGCTAATCTAAAACCCTCCTCCTTATCAAAAATTTCTTGTGCTGTCTTTGGATCCATTGCCACAAAAGGGTGTTCCTTTGTAAATGTGTGACCTTGAATATCGTATCTGAAGTTAGCTCTTGTCATTCTAACAAGCACGTCGTCTTCGTCTAGTTCTTTCTTTGAATCAAATCTAGGCAAGACTTCAATCTCTTCTGAATCTTCTTCAATATCTTTAATTGTCTTCTGGTACACTGACCATGTGACGCCTTCTTCTGTGAAAGCTGCAATTATATCGTTCTTATTCTTTAAACCTTCTGTATCAACGCCGAAATCTTCTGCGATTTTCTTTAACTCAGATACCTTTAATGTATCAAATGACATAAAATCTCCTTAGTCTAAGTTATTTAATTATAGCATTAGTCAATTAAAATGAAAAGCCCCTAAAATTAATTAGGGGCCTTTCTTGCAAGTCTTCTTAATAAATTAAATTATGAAGCGACTTTAACGTTCTTAACTACAACCCAAGCATCTGCTTGCTCGATCTGGACGCCAACACGAGTATACATTGTGTACTCAATTGAGTCCTTACGTGGCCAGAAGAATCGGTATACAGTTACGTCACGCTTAACACCAATAACAACGTTATTTGGGAATGTTAAGTGGATATCACCGTGTGAACCTGATGCTGCTGAATAGTCACCAGTCTGTGTCTCTGGTAGCAGTGGAACTTCAACGATTGGAATACCAAATGCGTATGGAGCTACATATCCTGCTGGACCTGAAACTGGAGCAACCTCACCACGGATGATGCCTGAAGCAATATCCTGTGGGTTGACGTTCTGGATGTTTTGTGATGTTGAGTATAAGTAATCCTGAATCAAGTTTGAACCTGAGAGGAAGCGAAGATCTGTTCTACGCTGCTTGTACTTACGTGGGAGTGCCTTAAGAGCTGAGTTAAATACTGCACGAGAGATACCAGCACCTGCTGCGTCTACTACGTGTGCATCTGACTTTGCCTTCTTTACAACGCCATCAAATGCCTTGTATAGGTTATCTGATGATAGTGATGTATTTCCGTTAAGTACTACATCTTCAATGTCATTACCTGCCTGTGTTGCCATCATGCGTGCAATGTGATCTTCTAGATCTGGACCTTCAATGTTGTCTTCTAGAGACTCTGTTGAAAGCTCCCAATCCAAGCGAAGCTTCTTTGTTGTAAGAGAGATCTTTGAGAATGTCACTGCTGCGTTAGCTGCTGTGTTATCTCCTTCTGTTGCGAGCTTCATAAGCTTCTCACCAACGGACATACGATCAATCTCGGTTGTGTCAGACTTCATTCTAACAGTACGTGCGACTTTACCAATTACGGTTGCGTCGAACATATAGTCGAGGAAGCGAGCTGATTGCTCTGGGTTTAGTAAACCACCGTTGCCATCTTCTGACGCTGTGTGGATTCCTGTTCCGCCTGTAGCGGATGCAAATGTGCCAGTGGCTGTTGTGCCTGCTGCAATTGCTTTTTCTAATGTTTCATTGCTCATTATATTTTTCACCTACCTTATTATCGAATTAAATCTGATACGGTACCGAGGAAAGAACCGTTCCATTTAGATTTTGTTATTGTTACTTCCTGAGATCCGCCAAGATCTGAGGACTTCTTAATTGCAGTCTCTGATTCTACTGCATCGACACGCTTTGTTACACCATCAATCGTGCTCTTGATATCTGCTACAGCATTGCTTAATGCTGTGTGTTGTTCTGCCAACTCTGTGATTCTAACTTCTACAGCCTTGCTGAAATTTTCAACAGTTGACTTAATTTCTGTCACCTGTGCAGCATTTGACTCTGTAGCTTTAGCTAGAGTTTCTGAGAAAAAGCCTTTTAGATCGCCCATCATCTTTGCAAAATCAGGTTCATCAACCTCAACTTCTGATACATCGGCTGCTTTTTCGAGAGAATCGGCAGAAGCGTCTGCTGCTGGTGCAGCATCTACGTCAGCAGGTGCTTCTTCAGCAACTACTAGTGTTTCTTCGGCAATAGCTTCTGCAGCTACTACATCTTTTTGTACATCTGACACTTCATTACCTCCTTCTACGTTTGCCTGTTTTGCAATTTTTTGTGTTTCAGGCAACGGTAATCTTGACTTCTTAAATGAATCAAGAATCTTATCTATTTCGTTTGATTTGTTTACGTCTGAACTTTCGACCCAACCAATTAGTGTTGCTGGCTTTCCAGAAACTGGAGAGTCGAATGTCTTCTCTGTTGACATAAATACAGAGTCACTTTCTTCACAATAAAAAATATTTTCTGTTACGGTTTCTGCTGCCATACCTTTAAATACAAGCTGCCCGTTCATTTTAGAAATTGAAAGAACATTGCATAATTCATTTGCTGGTGAATCAACTATTGATAACTCCATTAAGTCATATCCCTTAATGAATCTTACCTGTTGGCCTGTTGCTTTGTTAACTTCATTATCTGATTCTGTAATCTTTCCGCCGATTGAAAATCCTGTAAGTGTGCCATCTAAACATTTTTCCCATGTATCATTTGCACCTTTTGATACATATACGTCTACATAAATTCCATTAAAGAAGCCCTTTGAGATTGGATCGTAATAAGTTTCTGGTCTAAATGAAAGCATCTTGCCGACTGCAAGCGGTGTGTGCATCTCACGAATATTTCCACGGAAACTTTCAAATGCTTTTAAGCTAGCTTCTGATGTAACTACATCGCCAGTTTGATCTACGTTATCTAGTGTTGCAAAACCTGATACGGTTCTCTTCTCACGGTTTACCTTTGTAAAAGGAACCGATAGCTGTATGTTTTCACCATTGGAAGACCAATGTGACTTTTCAATATTCATATGCTTAATTTTATACTCGTACGCATCAAAAGGCAAATAACAGTTGAGTAGGTCTAGTCAACCTGTCTGCCGTCGCCTTTTGCATTTCTGCCTTCTCCCGAATTATCTGGGGAAGTTGCGCTTCGGTCCTGAGTTCTTTTTCTGCTATTTGTAGCTTGGGCTGTAATTTCTGCTGTATCTTGAGCCTTTAAATCAACCATCTCGTCCCCACCATCAACGGGAACCATGCCCTTTCTAATTCTAACTTCATTTGGGGTAATGACCTTCATTCTTAAATATCTTTCATCAATTTTAGATTGAGTGTCTTCATCCGTAAGAGTAAGCTGATTAAATTTAATTAACAAAGCATCTGTTTTTTCTTCAATAATTTTATTTAATATTTTCTCTAAAATCATCTGTGCTGGGGCACAAACCTGCTCTCTAAATGTTTTATCAGCATCACGGGCTACGGCTAAATTAACGCCCTCTGGAGTTCCAAGCTTATTAATAGGAACACGGTGAGCAAGCAATATTTCATCTCTATTTGCTTGTCTATATTTATTAAATGATGAGTCTTGAGTATTTGCCTCAACTGGCTCCATTTTAAATTCAACCTTTGAATCTGGAGTATCTGCTGGAAGTGGGACATATAGCGATCTGTGATTCTTTCCCTTTAATCCGACCTGAAAAAATTCTAATAGTTTTCTTTCTGCTTCAGGAGAAAGCTTTGCTCCTTTTACTGTCACTATATATCTTGGAACCGCTTTATTTTCAAAATAATCAAGGTTGTACTTTGCCGCAAACTCATTACCCGCAAGGGCATTTGTTGCTGCCACAATATCGGGTATGCCATAATAATTATTTGTTGGAGTATATTTCTTTAAATGAATAACTTCATTTGGTCTATCTGTAATTCCTGCAATTGGGTTCTCTGTATCTGAGTCTCCGAAGTTTCTAAAGAATACAGCCTTGCCGTAAAGCAGCTGAATAAACCCATCACGTAAGCGACGAACTCTCATTGTCTTTGCTGGAATATGACCAATGTAACCAATGTTTCCACTCGTTGTTCTTCCAATTTCAATGTATCCGTTTCCAGTTACTTCTAAATCTGTATATGCTTTTTTTAGAGTTTCAATAAACAGCTCTTCCTCATTTGTTTCATCTAGCCAAGTGTTTAGGTCTTGACGCAATCTATTTAGCTTCTTGCGTGCACGCTCTAATTGCTTATCATCAGTTATTGAATCAAACGCTTCATTTGTTTTTCTTGTCTCAACAAAGTCATAGCCTAGGCCTACAATGTTTGAAACCTTTGCATTTACCGCAGAATAATTATATGTAGAAAGCTCATAAACTCTTGAAAGATAATCTAAATTATACGGTGGCTCGATTAAGTCGAACATGGCATAGCCAGTAATTGCTTGTGCTAAAAGGTTTTGCTGTGTTCCAGTTCCATCTTGACCAACAAATCTTTTAGAAAACTCTCTATTCATCTTTCTTCTAAAAGAAGTGCTTAGTCCGCCAACCTTTTTTAATGCGTCAACATCTATTGAAAATGGATCGTTATTTGTTACAACTTCTTTGTTGAGAAGTGCCCAATCCATTGCATTTGAAATATTTATATCGCTATTAGATGTCTCGTCATTAATAAATTCCATTTTATCTTAAGCCCCTTAATTTTTTCATTTCATCTTTGTGATTACCAATATCAAGGGGGTCTGGAACCAATCCCCAGTCTAATCTTTTTTTCTGATATTCAAATTCTTCATCATCAATTTTGCGTCTTCCAGAAAGAAACTTAGGTTGACCTTCATGAATTCCATATGAACGAACCTCTCTTGCCAGGGCATCCATTCTAGATCTATTCCCTTTTTTAGATGTAATAGACAAGAAGTTTCCATCGTCATCACCAATCCATCTTCCGTCTGGCATTTCCCATACGTATATGCCAAGAGTAGTTTCCTCTTCTAGCATTTTGGTGTTTATTGTTTTGATATCCATAAGACTTTTATTTTACCATTCTTTAGCACATAAGTCCAGCTTTTTGTCACACCTTTGTACAAAATTAAATACTTTTAACCACTATCCAGTCATAATCATGCACTTGATAGGCGTTTTCTGTCAATGATATTGACGTATCTTCTGCCAAAGTCGATGGCCTTTCCGTATAAAGAGCGTAGTGATCTAGGGCTAATGTTGAGCTAAATGCTGATGGGTATATTGCTATATTCTTATATAGATTTCTTGGACCAGAATTTGACCATGTTCCATTAGTTACTTTAACATTAAACCATATTTGAGTAGAAATTGCTGAGGATAAAACTATAACAATATGATATAGTTCATCTGGATCCATAAAGGTATTTATATTAGTGGCACTAGTTCTGTTTACTCCATTTACATATATTGCTGATATTCCGCTTTTTGTAACCGCTCCAGTATTGCTCCATGAGTAATTTGCTGAATCGTGGTAGAAAAGATAGTTGGCAGAAAGGCTTATTGGCGTAAAGAACATTTCTAGCGTCTGAACACTCATTAATGTATTTATAGGGAAACCAGAGTCGTATGGCCTAATTCCATTATTTTTATTTCTCATTAAAATTGGGTAATCATCTGAAGATAGGTCGTAGTCCCACAAAGCTAGGTTTGACTCTTCTGGCTCAATGTCTTCTCCGTGATTATCTGCAAACAATAACTTGGTTGAATAAAAATTAAAAGACAATGAATAAAGCTTTGGAAAAAACTTTGTTATGTCCGAGCTGCTTAAAGTTATTTTTACATATAAAACTCTATCTTCTGCAAAGGATCCATCTCCGTATACATAGCCTGGAATTGCATCTCCATTAGAGCATGGATCATAATTTATTCCATCTGTTCCAATTGCTACTGATACACCTTTTGTTCCGCTCCATTCAACTTTTGAGGACATAAAAGATATAGCACTTGGCACTGAAAATATATCATACAAGACTACTTCATTTAAATCGGTATCAACAGTTATATAATCTTCAGTATCCTGATGATACAAACCTTCTGCTTGAAACTGATTCCATTTTTTATTATACGGATAAGAGTAAGAAAATGTTTTTTTAATTGATCTATCTGATAAAGTAAATAAAACTCCTCCATCTGGTCCAGCTATTTGTATTGGAGCAATTCCACTGAATAAATTAAAATGAGATTTAGCTTTTTCTTGAGTTAGGGCATATCTATACACCGCTGGTGCATCAACAATAAATGAATCTTCGGAGCTGGATGTTGGACCAATTTTTGGAAAAAACGATTCGTTTGTAAAAGTATATTTATCATAAAATATTGAGCCAGCTCTTTCTCCATTTATAAATAAGCTAATTGATGTTGGAGTATAAGTTGCACAAACATGCGAGGACTGATTAATTGAAGGAAGCCTAAAATCTAGTCTTTTGTTTTCTAGCAAAAAAACAATGTTTCCATCTTCGTAATAGATACCTATATCGCTTTCACCGTCTGCAAAAATTGGGGTGAGTGTAGTGGAAGATATCTTTGGATAAACCCAACATTCTAATGTAAAATCATTATCAGAAAAATATTTAGTGGCCAATCCTCCAAGAGCGGCATCTCCGTTATAGTCGTATTCTATTGGAAGCTCAATTGAGTTTAAGTTATTAATTAAAGATCCAGAAACTCCACCAGAGACCAATGGGAGTATGTCTGTTGTTAAAGATCCTACATACGATCCATTATTTCCAGAACCAGATATATCAATAGCTGTTGTTCCAGATGTTTCATCCAATGGCCAAAAGGCTATAGGATTGTCTTTTATAACCTGAAGTTGATACGACATATATTTATTATACCCTAATTATCAAACCAGAACAAAGGAACCATATACTTTATTCCAGAAGTTACTGGCCTAGGATCATGATAGTATGGCTTATGAGAAGGGAAAACTATTAGGCTGCCAGCCTCTGGTTCTATGGAAACATCTTGCTCTATAAAATTAACTTCTCCGCCCTCATAGTCATCATTTAAATAAAGAACCATTGATATGGTTGGATAAAAATCTGCCCTACCTTCGCCCTCATAATCTACGTGAGGGCCCATATATGCTTCTTCGTGATACTTTTTAATGGTAAATTGATCTGGCAAAAAACCAATTTTTATTCCAGTTTTTTCTTCATAGTCTTTAGCGCACTGGGTTACCACATCTTTAATGGTTTTGCATATTAACTGAGCTTTAATGTCTGCTACGGTTGTATTGTTTGCAGAAGTAAACATAGCATCTTTGTGTTTACCAAAAATTACTTCTTCTCTGGTGCTTGAATGCCAGTCTTTCCATTTTGATACCTGAGAAGACTCACTTAAAAGCGGATCTATGTCTTCTATCATTTTAATAAATGCAGAAGGATTTGGAATTAAATTAGTATAATGAATTATATTTTTTTCAACGATTTTGGTATTCATCATGACTTACTGCTTTTCCGTCTAAAATGTAAAGCATATTATCTTTACTTTCTCTTTCAATTCTTTCTTTTTCCATTTCCATCCATCTATAAGCACCGTAATGCCTTTGATTTCTTAACCATTCTTCATGGCCTTCGTAAGAATAGGTTATAAAGTTTCTAATAAAATATTTGTATCCATTTCTAATGGTTTTAACTCCATGGAAATAAGGCTCTTGAGATGGAAATACTAGAATGTCTCCAGCTTTTGGCTTATGATTATATGACTTACCATCAATAAAAAATTCTATATCTCCACCATCGTAGTCATCATTAATATACGTTGTGCAAGTTAAAAGGAATTTTCTTCCTGGCATATCTCTTTCGCTAATTATAAAATCTGTATGATATTGCATTGCCATGTTATTTTTCATGTTATCAACGTCATCCTTGTACTTTGAAAATGATGAAGTCATAAGCTCAGATCCTTCTGGAAGAACTACGTTATGTCTGGCTATATAATCACGAATTGCTAAATTGTATGCCTCATACACTCTATCTGATAGATGCTTCTCTCTATCATATCTTTCGCCAAACTCTCTTGGCTCATTCTCATCATGTTTTTGCTGAGCATAAGTTCCAAAAACAGACCATTGATCCCATGTTCTAAGGTAATACTTTCCATTTGCAGTTTCTTCAGATTCTTTCATAATGCTATAAAGTTCATCTGCATCTGGCAATAAACCAGTATAAACATCTACCCTTGGATAAAGTTCTGTGTATTGCATATTAATTTCCATTTATTGCTCACCTTTTCCTTTGTATACAGGGATAATTCCTTTTTCCCTATCCTCTTTCCATTCCTTATACATCTCTTCTTGTTCCGCTCTTACTACGGCAAGTTCGTCGGCCCAAGACTGTTGCTGCTCTTCGGTGTATACAGAATCTGCTCTATCCCAAAATGACCCAATCGTATATCTGGTTCCAGATTTTACTGTAGTGACTTCATGTTCATTTCCAAAACCACCGTCAAATACGGCAAGCATACCTATCTTTGGGGTAACAGTTATGTCATAGTTTTTCCAATTTAATAGGCCGCCTTCAAAATCTTCATTTAAATAAAGAAATGCTGCGAACTTACTTCTTATGAATGCTGTTGGATTTCCATGCTCATCAGTATTGTCTGAATGAAAACTTGCGAAAGCCCCAGTTGTCCATTTTTGAGCATGATAACTAATTTCAGTTAGATCTGTACCAAAAAGCTCTTCCGACTTGGATTTAATTTTTTCTTTTAATTTAGTAAAGTAATCTTCTGGTAGACCAAATTTAATTAGATCTGCGTCAACTTTCCAAAATCCCATAGCATAAGATTCATAAAAAGAAATTTGATTCCATTGTAATTTATAGGAAGATGCCAAAAACTCTAGGTACTTTATCATCTTTTGACATTCTTCTTCAGATATAAAGTCTAATACAATAAAAGTGTCTTCTTTATGCTTAATTACGTTACTCATTTTTATTTCTTTCTAAGCTGGTTACTGTCCAGAAAAATGGACAAGTATACCTGGTCCCTTCTTTTACTTGATTAACACCATGAATATAGTTCATGTCTCCTGGGAAAAAATAAGCTCCACGAGATTTTGTTTTGAATATTATATTTTGTTTTGGGAAATAAAGTTCTCCGCCAACATAGTCGTCGTTTAAATAAAAAACTGTACCTATATCATACCAAGGGAACTCGTTTTCGGTGCCAGCGTCAGGGCCTTCGTGAAGCTCTTTATCTGCGTGTGGGAATTGCATTGTGCCTACTGGCCATCTAACAATTGCTGGATATGTCGGCTCTACCTCAACATTAAAAAACTCTTCAATTACTGGTCTTAATCTGTTGATAACTTTATTTAAAATTTCAATAACAACTGGATCAGATTTTTGAAGAGTATGGAGTGTTGCTACTCTATCTTCCCAAACTCTGTGGTCATAAATAATTGTTCCGTTTTCATTCCACTGTGACTCAGTGATATCCCAATACTTATTTTGTTTTGCAAAGTCTAATAGGTAGGTCTGCTCTTCTTCTGTCATAAAGTTTTCCAACTCTACGATATTGTCTTTTGAGTCTCCAAAATGACCTGAAGGAGTTATTGATTTTCTTTGAAACCTAGCTCTCTCTGAAACTTCATTATTTAAATTTTGCATTTTACCCCTTATTTATATTTCTTTTTTGACCAGACATGCTCTTTGTATGCCCCGCCGTTTTTTGTCCTAAATTTTTTTGCCTGGTACTCGTGTCTTTCTATTATCTCATTATATTCATAAAATTTAAAGTCCATCTCCCAGTCTTCTCTTTTAAAGGGAATTATTTGAACGTAGGGTGTACCAACTGGTATTGTACCCACAAAATCATCTCTTAAAAAGAAAGGCATCAGCCCTGGAGTATCCATCTTGTCATTATCTATTATACCAGCAGTGGTAATGAAGGGTAATTCAAATCTATTTAATGGGCTTACATATAGAGCGCTATATCCTTCTGGCAAACTGGGTGCCCAATTTGGATACCAATGAAAATGTTCTTTTTGATATCCTTTTGGAACTTCAAGGTTAGGGGTGGCTGGTCTTGATGCACAAAAATCTTCAAAACCTTGTTCTGTTTTAACTTTTGTAATTCCACCCTCTTTGTAAAAAGTAATATCACATGGAGTAACATACAGATAGCCAGAAGTAAACACATCTAGCAAAGCTGGGCAACCCTTGAAAGAAAACATCTTGCCACCTTCTGGGTTAAGATAATAGTCTTCTGTTCCAGGAATTTTTTCATATCTATCTGCAGATGAATACCATTTTGGAACATAAGATTTAGAAGGTATTGGTCTAAAGCTTTCTTTTACCCTATTGTATAGCCTGTTTGAATGAAATGTTATTTTATTCATTTATTGTTTTTAACCTTAATGTTTTTACCTCATGCTTGCCTAGTGAATTACCTTTATGGTCTGTTGCATTTCTATAAAAGTGACTCCATGAACCTGAATTTGTAATCCTTTGAGACTCTATACCGTATTCTTCACCATTAAAATCTAATGGAGGCATTTTAGATGAATCAAAAACTAATAGCTCAGAGTTATTTAAATTTGCAAGACCAAGCGGTATTATGGAGCATACTGGTGTTCCAGCTGGTATAGTTATTGGAACATTAGGCTTGGTTATTCTCCATGCAACCTGAATCTCTCCTATAAAAAATGATGTCGATATTAATGTTGTAAAGCATTGTGCGCCATCAATAAATTGATTTGGAACTGGCATAACTAAGGTGGTAATGTCATCATCTGTTTTTAAAGTAATGCCTGTTTTAAAGCTTATTGTGGCATTTGATCTAAATGGATGACACCATTTTTCTCCTGATAAAATTTTAACATGATCTGGGCTTGTGTCAGATATTCCATCCCAGACAAAAACAATATCCTCTGGAAAAGATATACCCCAACCTAAAGAATTAGTTAAGTTAACTGGAAAGCAATTATATGCATGTCTATCATAAGTGTCTTCCATCCAATCTCTTTTTACCTGAAGCTGAGATATATTTCCTGATTGGCTTAAGTTTTTATATGCTAAAAATTTATACACAATTTATTTTACAGAAACCCCTCTGAAAATTCTTTTTCAATTTCACGGTATCTAGGGGTATGTGGTGCTTCATGGTAATCTAACATTGTAACTATTGAATATTTCATTCCAGAAATTACTGGCATAGCTGCGTGAGAGTAAATATATGAAGATGGAAAAAGATATAAATCTCCAGCTCTTGGCTTAATCTTTAAATTAATTTTATCAAAGAAAAGCTCTCCGCCTTCGTAATCATCATTAATGTATCCGACTGATGAAAGTGTTGATATGTAAGAATACCCATGATCTGAATGAACATCAAAATGTTGTCCTGGTCCGTACTTTATAAAATTAAAAGCTTCCCAGTACTTTAGCTCTGCTAAGCCAAATCCTGCTCTGTAGTGTTCTACTGGAGCTATCTGAACGGCCTTTGCATCTTCCCATATTTTTTCTAACATTAACTTAGATTCAGTTTTACCATCTGGGCTATCTGTATTCTTTTTAATTTTAAAGTCATAGCAATCTCTGTAGCTTTTTTCTAATGTAGCATAACCTGTTGTTGCCTGCTTCCACTGATTGTCTGAAGATTCATTTGCTAGTATGCCTTCTAGCCTATTTATAAGATCTAACTCTTTTGTAAAAACATCTCTATAAACAATAACTCCTGGATAAAGATATTCAAATTTATTTGCAAGCATTTTAGCCTCATTTTTTTAGTATTGATATATGCTTAATATATCTATGATTACATTATAGCATTTATATATTGTTAATTAAATACCTTTTTAGACCAAGTGTGCTTTTTATATCCGCCGCCAGACTTAATTCTATAAAGAGATTTTGATTTTTTCCTTCTACTATCTATTTCTTCTTGAGTATGCATTTTATTACTCATCTCCCATTCATCTCTTTTAAAAGGAATTATCTGAATGTATGGGGTTCCAGCTGGGATTGTGCCAATAAAGCCTTCTCTTATAAAAAATGGCATAAGTCCTGGAGTATTTATTTTATCATTATCTATGATTCCTCCAACTGTTATAAATGGAAGATCAAACCTATTGACTGGACTTAAATAAAGTACACTGTAACCATCTGGCACTTCTGGAGCCCAGGATGGGTACCAATGAAATGGTATGCGACTGTATCCAAATGGTGGTGTGAAATCATCCATTACAGATCTTCTGGCACAGAAATCTTCAAAGCCTTCTTCTGTTTTTACATTTATATAATTATTTTCTTTATAAAAAACTAAGTCGCATGGAGTTGTAAGCATATATCCAGATACATATATATCCATTAAAGCTGGACATGCTTTAAATGAAAGTTCTTTTCCGCCTTGCTCATTTATAATAAAATTATTTGAAAATGGATCTACTAAATATCTTTTAGCGTTTAAAAACCAATATGGAATATGTTTTTTTGATAAAGATGGTGTAGAATTTAAATTAATATTGTTGTATAGATTGCTTGAGTGAAATATTATTTTATTCAAAGAAATCTCCCCACGCTAGATTAATATTATAACATAGCATGGGGAGAGTGGTCAATCTTTAAATAGAATAAACTGTAAATCCTGGAGGGCCGAAGAACGCTGGCGGACTAAAGAACCCTGGAGGTGCGAAGAACCCTGGAGGTGCGAAGAACGCTGGCGGACTAAAGAACCCTGGAGGTGCGAAGAACCCTGGAGGTGCGAAGAACCCTGGAGGTGCGAAGAACCCTGGAGGTGCGAAGAACCCTGGAGGTGCGAAGAACGCTGGTGGACTAAAGAAAGAAGGTGGGCTAAAGAATGTTGTTACTGAGCTAGAAGTTTGTCCTAGTCCTTCTCCGTTTGCATTGCTTAGGAAAACTGTATATGTCTGTGCTGTTCCAGCTTCTTGTGCAATTGTTTGTGGGCTTGTTCCAGAACCATTTTTACTATCAGAAGACGTCCATCTGCGAGATGTTATTGCCTTTCCACCATTTCTTGGCTCTTGCCATGAAAGTACATCTTGTGCGTTAACAGTAGATGTTGCTGAAACTGATATTGGTCTGTCTGGAACAGTTGTTACTGTTACTGAATTTGCTGATACGGCTGTAGATTCTTTATAAAGATCATATGCAGTAACAGTATATGTCTTAACTGCTGATGTTGCTAAGTTTTGAATAGTTGCGGTATTTGTTCCGAAAGCTACTGTGGCAACAGTTGTTCCACCATCTTTAACATAGTATCCAGTTGGAGTATTAGAACCAACTGGAGCTGTCCAGTAAAGTGTTACAGCGCCGTTATCATAAGGCCGACCTGTTCCTACATCAGTTGCAGAAAGTCCTGTAACTGGATTTGGTCCAATAAAGTTATCTTGGGCTGAAGATTTTCTACCTATATTTTTTGTCATTTTATTCTCCTATTTCCCTAATTATGCTTTCAAGTCTCCAGCAAGTAACCAAGTATCTGTTGCGACCTTTGTTATTGTTGCTGATGAAGATGTTGCTCTTAACTTTAGTCCTGGAGTTCTTAAAATTGTAACTCCAGATGCTTCCACAAAGCTTGCGTCTGTTCCAGCTGACTGGTAGAAGCTTATTGAAGTTCCTATTGGATAAGCGGTTGTTGCATTTGTAGGAACTGTAATTGCATGTGTTCCTGAAACTGGTATTAACTGATCTCTAAGCGCTAATCCACCTGTTGATAGGTTGTAAGCACCAGCAATTGTTGTTCCAATTACTGTCCGTGAAGGAACTCCTTCTTTTGTTTGAGTTCCATCTGTAAATGCTACTCCAGATGCTGCAACGGTTACAAGACCTGTAAATGTTGGGGCATTGATTGGTGCTTTTGCTGCAAGACCGTTAGTAACGGTTGTTGCAAAGTTTGCATCGTCACCCAATGCTGCTGCAAGTTCATCAAGTGTATTGAGTGCTGCTGGAGCTGATGCAATTACTGCATTTACCTGAGCTGTTGCATCTGCAATAGCTTCTGATTTAGCAGTTGCAATTGCTGTAGCCTGTGCTGTTGAAACTGGCTTAGATTCGTCTGATGTATTATCAACATTTCCAAGTCCTACTGAGGACTTTGTAAGTGCTGCTATTGCTGTTGAAATTTTTGTATCAGCTGCTGAACCTGCTGCTGTAATTGCATCTGCTTCTGCTGTGTCTGCATAAGACTTTGTTGCAAGGGCTGAAGTATCTGCAATACCATGAACGTTTGTTGTGTCATCGTTATGAGCTGTTACAGCTGTACCAATTGCTGTATTTCTATCATTTGCCTCAGTTCCAATTGCTGTTGTAATTGCTGCATCTCTTGCTATTACTTCTGCATCAATTGCTGTCTCTACAGCATCATCTGCATATGTTCTTGTAGCTAAAGCTGTCATATCTCCAACACCGTGTACGTTTGTAGAGTCAGAATTGTGTGTTCCGATTGCAGATTCAATTGATGCTGAAACCTGGTCAGATGTAGTTAGTGCTGCAGTATTTGCTATACCGTGAACACCCATTGTGTCATCATTGTGAGCTGTAAGTGCTCCTGATGCTGTAAGTTCTGCATCAATTCTTGCTTGTGAAGCTGCACCATTAATATCATAATTTGCACCTTGATCATCAACATACTTTTTGGTAGCTGCGTCGTACAGGTCAGTTGGTGTTGCTAATCTTATAATCTTGTTTGATGAGCCCATATCAATGGCTCCTTGCATTTCTCCACCAGCCTTTGCAAGCTTGCCGCCAAGTGCTGCTGTAACTGATGCAGAGTAATTAGCATCATTTCCTAATGCTGTTGCGATTTCATTTAAAGTATTTAAAGTTTCAGGAGCTGTGCTAACAATTCCTGCAACTGCAACTGTTACTGCATTATCAGCATAGGCCTTTGTTGCTAAAGCTGATGTATCTTCAATTCCGTGAACATTTGTTATATCTGAATTATGTGTTGAAATTCCGCTATTTACTGAATTGTCTGCGTATGTCTTTGTTGCTACTGTTGAATCAATATCGATTGTAATTGTTCCATCTGTATCATTGTATGTCTTGTCTAATCCTGTTCCAGCAACTAGTGCTGCTTCTACTGTATCTACTACAGCTTCTGAGCCAACTAATGCCTGCCAGTTTGAATCTGTTGAGGCTGGTGTTGCCTTAAGAACGTATGACTGTCCATTATCTGCTTGAATAGCAATATCTCCAGGCTCTGCTGTTAGAGCAAGTCTTGCTGATTGGTTTGCTGCTGAAGCAACTGTAACCTTAGCAAGTGCTGGTAGCTGTGATGTGCTTAATATACCATTTGAATCAAGAGTTGCAACACCTGAAGGTGTTCCAAACTGTGACATTGGAATGTAATCTCCCAATGAAGACTCTAGAATGTATGGAAGATCTCCGAACTTGTCGTCTCCGTTACCTACTTTAAATGTATTTTCGTCTGTGATAAAACCTACTTCACCTGGCGCTAATACTACTCCGTCGCCAATTGCATCTGCGGTTGCCCACTCTGATGCTAAACCTCTTCTAAGCTGAATTCTTACTGTTGACATTTTTGCCACCCCTTATTATTTTATATTTGCTATTATAGCATTATTGACTTGCAAAACCAATTAGATGTTACCTGAATCAAAGTACATGCTCCATGCATTTGATGTTGGTGAGCCTCCATCGGCAAACTTACTTAGTGCAGACGGAGTAACTCCGTTAGCCTGAACAATATATGATGGTTGACCATCATAATCAACTGCTAGTCCAATATCCATAAAGCTAATTGTTTCATTTGGATCTGGAATATCTCCTACAAATGCGACAGGAGACCAATTTCCATTAATTTGGATTTTTAGTCTCCCAGTGTTTGTATCAAAAGATATAGGGGTAGTTCCTATTACAATGTCTGTATTAAATGTTGCTGTGCCAGCCACATTTAATCCATTTTTTACTCTAAAATTTTTATCTACTGTTGCCATTTAAGTTCACATATCCCCTAATTTTTTTGTGGGGGATTTTTAAGGAATCCCCCAAAACCTTTATTTAATTATTTAATCAGTGTTCCAGATACTTTAACTGTTGAGTCATTTACTGGAGTAACTCGTATTCTTACGTTTGAACCTGATACATCAGCTGTAATAGTTCCTCTTGATCCATTAGTTCCGACAATTGCATATTCTGTAACTGCCACGTTGTCTGATGAATCTAGTGTTACTAGAATTTCTGATATTTCATTGTGAGTTGCATTGTCAATTTTAACAAGGAACTTACCTGAACGATAGTCAGCCTTTGCCCACTCATAAGCTGTTCCAGCAACTGTTGCTGTTCCAGAAGATGAAGCTGCAATTTGCTTAGCCTGATCGTTAACATTTAATGCTGTGAATGCTGTTGTTCCTGCTTGCTGAGCTGTATTAGCTGTTGCTGCAGTTGCTTCTGCTGCTGCTTGGGCTGCGTTAGCCTTTGATGTTGCATCTGCTGATGCAGTTGCTTCTGCTGCTGCTTGGGCTGCGTTAGCCTTTGATGTTGCATCTGCTGATGCAGTTGCTTCTGCTGCTGCTTGGGCTGCGTTAGCCTTTGATGTTGCATCTGCTGCTGCTGTTGCTTCTGCTGCTGCTTGAGCTGCGTCTGCTTCTGCCTTAGCAAATGCTGTAGTTGCAATCTGTGTTGTATTTGTATTTGCGGCTGCAGTTGGTGCAGTTGGTGTTCCAGTTAAATCTGGAGAAGCTAATGGGGCTTTTGTTCCAAGAGCTGTTGTAATAGTTGTTGTATAGTTAGCGTCGTCATTTATTGCTGCTGCTAATTCATTTAATGTGTTAAGAAGTGCTGGTGCACCATCAACAAGATTATCTACAGCTGTTGAAATTGCTGTGTTTCTATTTGAAACCTCTGTTGAAATTGCAGATGTAAGCGCTGCTGCTGCTGTTGCTTCTGCTGCTGCTTGGGCTGCGTTAGCCTTTGATGTTGCATCTGCTGATGCAGTTGCTTCTGCTGCTGCTTGGGCTGCGTTAGCCTTTGATGTTGCATCTGCTGATGCTGTTGCTTCTGCTGCTGCTTGGGCTGCGTTAGCCTTTGATGTTGCATCTGCTGCTGCTGTTGCTTCTGCTGCTGCTTGGGCTGCGTTAGCCTTTGATGTTGCATCTGCTGATGCAGTTGCTTCTGCTGCTGCTTGGGCTGCGTTAGCCTTTGATGTTGCATCTGCTGATGCAGTTGCTTCTGCTGCTGCTTGGGCTGCGTTAGCCTTTGATGTTGCGTCTGCTGATGCAGTTGCTTCTGCTGCTGTTTGTGCCGATGCTGCTGAACCTGCTGGATCAAATACTCCAGACTTTATAGATAACTTTCCAGCGCCGCTTACTTCAAGCTGTGTAGCCTCTACCGATTTTACAAGAGTGGCTCCACCGACAAGGTTGAGGATATAGGAATCTCCGCCTGTCTCTGTAAGTATATTTTGACCATTGATTGTACCTGTAGCACCCTCAACAATGAGTCCATGTTTAATTCTAAAGTTCTTATTTACTGTTGCCATCTATATGACTCCTTTTACTGCTTATTTTTTAACTGCTGTTCTGTAATATCTTGCTGTAACAGCAGTACTTACAGGGGCTATCTTTAAACTAATTATACCTGAATTTAATTCAAAAGTATAAGTAAATAGGTCATTATCTGTGTTTGAGATAATGTTTGATTCTGATACATTGATGTTGCTTCCATCATTTAGAAGAAGTATCTCTGAGGCATACATTTCTGATCCTCTTGTAATTTGCAAAGTATACTTGACTGTTGCCCAAGCATTTGCTGTAAATGTATCCAAGGTTGTTGGATTTTCAATATCACAAACAGTTGAAGAAGTATCGTTGTTTCCCTCTAATCCAAGTAACTCTACCGTTGTAGCGTTACTTGAGCCTAAGTTTGCTATCTGATCTTCTACTGTTGCAATTTTATAGTCTAATGAATCTGGATCTGTAGACCCATCAATTCCAACCTTTGCTTGCAATGCTTCAATAGCATCATTTGCATCTGCGTGCTGTTGAGAATGAGATGGTGCTGATAATTTGTTTGTAGATGTTGGATTGATTAATACATCTAAATCTACTGGGAAATCTATTGCCATTTTTTTGCCTCCAGGCAGTGGTGCTTATTAACTAATTATATCGTATTTTATTTATGGTGCGCCGCCATCAAACAAACTTAACTCAAATAATGTTGGTGTTTCATCTTGTAGTGAAGCTGGTGTTCCACCTTCAATAGAATCGACTATTGGAAGCTCTTCTATTACGGTTGATGGCTCTTCGTTATTAATGTTTGTAAATAAAACTGGATTTTTTAAATCAATTGTATGAACATCTCCATCGTAAGTGTGGGTGTGCATATAGAATGGGATTGGGTCTGTATTTTGTGAAATAGTGACCCAGGTTATTCCATTGTGAATCTTTAAGGCTTTATCTGTTGTATTAAAAAACACATCGCCCTCCGACCCAATTGGGTCGGAAGGGAGTGTTAATAAATTAAGTAAAGACTTAAATTTTCTAGACATGTTAGCCTATGACTACTACTCTAAACTCATTAAGAGATGGTGCTGCGGCAAACTTAACAGTTACATAGTCAATATTTGTATGCTCTACATCTACCTCAACCTGTCCATAGTCTGCGGCATTTTGAAATACCTGAACTGTAACGTCTTTTGTACCAAAGACGTGGTCAACTTGAAATGATGTTGCAGTTGCGTCTCCAACAGAAGTTGCATACTTTCTTACACCATATCCACTGGAAGGAACAATATTTCCAGATCCATCAAAGTCTAGTCCTGTTCCTAACTTTACTGTTATATTTTCGCTTCCATCAATTTCAATACCGTTACCTGGTGTTAGTGCGTCCTGCTTGGTATTAATTGAATTTGTTATTGTTGTAAAATAATTTGCATCGTCATTGATTGCTGCTGCAATTTCATTTAAAGTATTTAATAAACCTGGAGCTCCGTCAACAAGATTATTGATTGCTGTATCTGTATATAGTTGATAAGCAGTCGTAATTGCTGTTTCACGAACGTCTGTATATGCTTTTGCATCTACTTCAGCCTGGTCTGCATATGACTCATAAGCAGATGTGATTGCAATTTCACGAGTATCAGTATAATCTTTTGCTTCTTCTAGTGCATCTGCTAAATCTTGTGGATTAACAGATATTTGAATCCAGGATGTTCCATTGTCTAAAAATAAAGTACTTGTGTCTGTTGCGGCAAATAGCGTGCCTGCCTTTGAAGCGGACGGTCTTGCAGACTGAATACCAAACTTAGTTGAGCCTCCTGAAATCCACTGAGAACCATCGTAGAACTTTGTTACATTTTCTTGAGTATTAAAGTAAATCTGACCTGCCACTGGTGAAGATGGGTCGGAGGCCAGGTTTTGTAATCTAGCATTTAGTAACTCATTTTTATTGAGGTCTAAACTAACTAAAAATTTTCTTGCCATTTTTTATTCTCCTTTATGACAGGTATGCTGTCCCTGAAAATGGTTGAGCCATTGTCAGCTTTATTGTATTTGTATTGATATAGTCTATTCCAGTTTCTACTAAATCTCCTGCGCTGTCTTTAATTGTAGCATTTGGATAGAATCCTAAGTTGTGTGTTATGTTTACATAGTAAAAGTTATTAATGGCGTCATTTTGAACTTGAGTAAGCTCCCAGCTTGTTGTATAAGCATAGTCTGCACCTTCTTGAATAAATTTTATTATTGTTGCTTCAGACCAAGTTGTATCAGATACTTTTGGCCCATAAAAATCTGTTGTCGATGTGTTGTAATAAAAATCACCTTGAAGGCCTAGGTTGTTAGCAGGTGCACCAGTACCACTTAAAATAGTTCTACCTCTTGGTCCTTGTGGGCCAGGAGTTGAAATTATTACTTTGTTTTTGGTTTCTTTTACTATTACTTTTTCAGCCATTAGATGGTAACCGATCTACTGAGCGTCATAAAACCCTCAAGGAGTTTTATTTTATTCCCATTAGAATCAATTATCATAATGTCATAAGAAGATTTTGGATAGAACAGCTTATTAGTTTGAGTTGGTGTCATTTTTACAGTTAATGTTCCTTCTGGACCATCTATTGTAATTCCCCCGCTTGGTGAAGTTAATGTAAAAGCTAACTTCGATCCACCTTGGGTGTCACGAACCTGCATCTTTGCGGATGCACCAGTAATATCAATAGGCGTTACTTCATCTTCCAAAGTGTATTGAACTTCAAAAATGAATGTAGCATTTTGATCTACTTCAAAGTTTTTTGATACTGCCATTTGCCATAGTCTCCTAAATAGGAATACTCCTGTACCAATTTTAGCACAGGAGTATTTCTAATCAACTATTTACTTTGGGCTTTTAAAACCAAATTCTTGGTTGCTTGGGCTCAGTGCCTTTAGGATAACTGGAGCTACCGCTGCAACTCCACCCATGAGAAGATCTCTTGGATTTGTGTTTCCAGTCATATATAATGCAATTGCTGCAGATAAGAATGCTCTTGCGTATGTTCCTAAAGCTGCTAATAATTGTTCTGTCATTGTTACCTTTCCGTCTTTGTTTAAATCCGCTTTATCGAATTTACTCATTTTATCATCTCCATTTTGGGCGGTGTGCCCAGAATTTTGGGTTTCCCCAATTATATTATTCTACCACTATGCAGATATATCTACAAGCTCACAGTTTCCATCTGAGCTACAGGCTAGGGTTGCACTTGGAGAAGTTCCATCTTCTGTCTCATAAAATGAAAGATCTTCCCATCGAATGTTCTCTGGCATCTTTGCAAGCAACGATTCATACTCTTCTTTTGTTACTTCTTGATATGGGGCCTGCTTGTAAGTGTGATCTGAATGCGGAAGGAACGAAATTCCAGATACTTCATCAAAATTCTTATAAACCCAGGCACCGACTTCCATCCACTCTTCTTCTTTTACAGAAACAGTAATAGATGGTTTATGCTCACACCATGCACGCTGATAAACAAGCCAAATATTTAAATGATCAATAGCTGTCAAATCATTTCTAACAATTGCACCTTCTGGTGCTTTTACTGGAAATGAAAATACATATGTGTCATTTGGCTTCATAACATCATCTTCTGTTGGAATTCCAACTTCCTTTAGAAATGTAGAAATTGGATCCCCTTTTGAACCACGTACTGTACGAATGTAATACTCTGAATGCCATGGGTGCATTCCTGAAGATACCCCGACCAATTGAGACACTGTTCCAGAAGGCTTTACACATGTAATAGCAGCAGACTCAGGAATCCCAATTTTCCCTGCCTCTTCTTTATTTACTTCTCTTGCTCTGTCACGCATTGACATCAAGAATGCTTCCAGGGCTACAATGTCTTCTTTGCCTGACATAAACTTATGTCCAAATTGTCCAGTTAATGAAACTCCAAGTAGTCTTTCTTCTTCTGTATTGTCTTTCCAAATTTTTCTTAAGTACTTAAAGTCAGTTAAAGTTGACTGCCATGTTCCAAGTATTGTCGCTAACTCTACTTTTCTTTTGATATCTTTCTTTGTATCATTTTCACGTAATACGACTTCTGAAAGATTACAAAACTGATAAGGACGTAAAATAATTTCTGAGCATGGGTTAGTTCCGTAGTGTATATCTGGATCTCTTCTTCCGAACTTTGCTGCTTGTGCTTGCGCCGCTGCAACATTGTAGATTCCACGCTCTCCAGACTTTGAATCATAAAGAGATTTCCATTCTGCAATAAACTGCTCCATCTCTGGCTTGCGTGAATACGCAACAGAGTTATTTGACAAAGCACGCTGTGGGCTTTGCTCCCACCAGCTACCAGATTTTGCCTGTGCCATTTCAATATCATTAATGTTAGACAATGAAATCATTGCGGAACGTCTAACTCCGCCAACAACTACGACTTCACCAATTTTACACATAATGTCGTGACATTCAATTGGCTTGAGATTTCTTCCTGCTGCATTTTTAAATTTAGCAATTGTAAAGTCAAAAAGATTTACTAGCGGCTGTGGTCCAGATGAACGGCCACCCATAGTTTTTAGTCTTGCACCAGATGGTCTAACTTTTGTAACATCAATTGCTGGTATATGGCCAGTCCATAATAATGCGAGAAGTTCACGGTACGCTTTAGCCCAACCCTGCTTTGAATCTTCTACAACAATCACGGTATCTGACTTTTCTAGCTTTTCTGGAACTGGAGGAAGCTTATTTATGTACTTATACTCTACTGAAAATCCTACACCAGTTCCACACATTAAAACATACATCGTTTCATCAAAAGATCTTGGTGAGTCTACTGGAAGAAAGGCACAATTGTATCCAGCAACATTATCTCTTTCTAAAGCAGCCCCTGAAGTCATAACTGATCTCATAGACGGCATAACGTTTCTTTCAAAAACAAAACTTTTTAATTCCGATACTAAACTATCGCTTGGAACATAGTTGTGATTTTCCTTCAGGTGGTTTGTCATAAATGCAAAGTATCTATCTACAGTCTCCTGCCATGTTTCTCTGCGACCTTCTGATTCAACCCATTTTGCATATCTTGATAAAGCAATAAAATTTTCGTATGGGTTTTTAATAGTTTTTGACATTTGTGAGTCTACCTTTTCTCCGCCTTGCGGTTGTTAAATTTTGATTAGTCCCTAAGTGTATCAAACTTTATTTACTGGGGGAAGGGATTAGAAAATTTTTTAAATATGTCTGAAAAAGCATTATTAGTTAACTGATTCCAATTGTATTCTTCATGAATCTTAGTTGCCTGAGAATAGTAATAACCAGAGTAGGCATTAAAATTAATTGATACTTCTCTCATAAGCTCAACTAGATGTTGACGGTTAGGTTCAAAGACTTTTCCTTCATGTGGGAATTGCCATGGGGAATCAATTAACTCTGACTTTAACTTTAATGGCCCAAGATACTTTTTATAGTGAGCCCAGGATGCTGTACATATTGTTGGCATTCCAGTTGCAAGAGCTTGAAGCGGAATAAATCCAAATCCTTCTCCATAGCTTGGATAAACTAAAACATCATGATCATGATAAAGCTTTACTAAATCTTCTTCATTTAAATTATCTGTTATAACCTTTACATTTTGATATAAATTTTGAGGAAGACCAATTATGTTTTTATCTATGTAATTATTATAAACTCTAGTAGTATTTACACCATATGCTTTTATTGTTAATGAATAATTTGGATTATCTGCAAACAAGGAAAGAAACGCATCCAACACCATTTGCCCAGCTTTTCTTGGTGCTGGTTCTCCTATATGTAAAAATTTAATTACTCCGTCATCGCTTCTTCTTTTTGGAACCCACGCAGAAGATATTCCATGAGGAAAAACTTTAATATCAGAGTAGCCGTTTGATTCAAATACGTTAGCGCACCAATCCGAAGTTGTCCAAATTTCATCTACAACCTCTAAATTTGGTTTCCATATAGAAGGGATTACGGTAGACTCCCAGGGGGTATAAGAAATTTGATATTGGTTTCTATGCATTTTAAAATGATCTGGTTGAGAAAAATTTAACTGAACTTGAGCCTTTGGACTTTGAAATGGAACTGTGTGTCCTAAATTAATTAAAGATTCAACTATATTTAATCCTGCATAACCGTACCCATTATTATTTTTCATATTAATAGTTGGTGTTGAAAACGATATTTGCATAAAACCTTCCTAGTTGACTGGCTTGACACTACTTGCTAGTAGATGTTATTATTATAGTTCGTTATCTCTCTAAAGGAGGAAATGCCAATGGAGAATATAAAACAAAAGCTGAGCGATTTTGCTCATAGTATGACTGTAGTAGTAATGATAACATTATTTCTATTTACAAACAATACTGTGATTCCCGCTCAAGCTTTGAAAGTACAACCAAAGACAGAAGTACAACTTAAGAAAGAAACCTTAGAAAAGTACAGCAATACTGTTTACAAGCCTTCGGAAAAGCTTTCAGACTACGAGTTGAAAGAGCTACTGGCAGCAGTAGGTTTTGAAGGAAAAGCCCTTAGAACGGCTTGGGCCATTGCTAAGACGGAGTCCAGTGGACGCCCATTAGCATACAATGGCAACAGGAATACTGGAGACAGTTCCTATGGAATTTTTCAGATCAACATGTTGGGAAACCTTGGTGTTGCTCGTAAAGAAAAATTTGACCTGAGATCAAATGTACTATTATTTGATCCAGTAATAAATGCAGAGATAACGTACTACATGACTAATGGCGGTTTAAATTGGTCGGCTTGGAAGGGATTAACCCCAAGAGCAAAGGAGTTTTACTTAAAATTCCCAACTACACAGAAGTAGGAGAAAATGCGTAAGATACAGCATGTATCTAAATACATAGCACTTTCTGAAGAAGGCCTTGTACCTAGACTGGAATGTCCACTAGATCAAGGTCTTCTTTTTTCTAACCAAACGGATCTTGATGAGGTTTACTTATATTGCTTATCTTGTGATTATAAAAAATTTATAGGGTTTGGGTTTTACGATGAAATAATTAAGGCGGTGGAAAAATATGGAAAATAATGAAGAGAAGTCTATAGAAGAAAACCTACCTATGGTTAACTATATAATGCTTCACAGAATATACGACATGCTTACACTGATTGCAAATAAAGTGGTTGGTGGCGATGAAGTTAATAAAATGGTAGAATATCATGAAAGCGGATACCTTTTGGGACCAGCGCCATCTTATAACGCTGGTATAGACGAAAATGAGGAAAAAAATGGATAAAGAAAAAATTGTAATGTCAATGCTAGAAAAAATCAACAATGATACAAGAGCAATGGGTGTGCAAAATGGAATTGATCTTATGGAAATTGAACAGCAGATCATAAAAAACCAGCCTAGCTTAATATATCTATTAGCTAACCTACATGACTTTATTATTGAAAAAGAATTTTTTAAAAGCTAACATTGACTTTAAATAAATACACTAATACAATAGAATTGTGTTAGTTGAAGCGTTTATTCGTTCCTAATACAATGTACTACTTATAGTACAAAACCCCAATTGGATCCGCCTCCAATTGGGGTTTTTATATATCTAAAAGTGGTATAATTAATTTATGCCAAGAGATCACTTTGCAAGAACAATGAGAAGCCCTTACTTTCAGTATTCTGAAAACCAAGAATTAATTGAATGTAAATGCATTAGATGTAAATGTGAAAACTTTTTTATAAACTTTTTTAAAAAGAAATAATATATTTAAGCAATAAATAAACCTGGATACTGGTACATAAAATCCATATATGAATATCTTACTCCAGATAAGATTTTTTTCACACCATTTCTATACTCTGGATTAGATGAAAATATTATTAAATCACCAGAATTTGGCTTATACTCAATTTGTCTGTCTGGAAAATAAATTTCCCCTCCAGTAAAGTCTCCAAAAAAGGCACATATTTTATATTCTATTTTTATTTCAACTTCTTCTACTGGAGTAAAATTTGTGTAGGTTGGCTCATGAAGATCTCCTGGCAGCATTCTTATTAAAGAATTCATTTTATTTGTCCAGTACTCTGGAGCTATCAAATTAACTATATTATCATGAAAACCTAATAAATAAAATCCAATATCATGAGATATTCTTCCATAAGTAAATAAATGTGAAATGTCTCCTTCTTCATAATTAAAATGCTCTTTTTTTGACTGATTTAAATCAAATGGAGCTAGCCCTTCCAAAATTAAATCTATTAAATCTTTTTTAAAGAAATTTTTATAAAGGTATATTTCATCATCTAATTTAATTACATCTTTATGATTTTTAAATTTTGGATCTAAATATCTAATTAAATCTTTACTCATTTTCTAAATCTATATCTTCAAATAAATTAAAGTCAAACGAGTCTCCGAGACCAATTCTTTTTAACAATTGATAAAGAGCATATCCAGAAGCAATTGATGCTAAAAAGCATAATATAGTTGTAAAAAATTTATTTTTCATTGGCCTGGCTTAATAACACAAATATTTTGTCCTGGCATAACATTTGATATTTCGCTTTCATTTTCATATACTCTCATTTCAAATTTTTTAGCCGCAAATCCTTCTTTTTCTTTTACTTTAAGAAACTCTTTAAAGTCTTCTGGATCCATGCTGTCTCTTGCATCTACAAAATCCTTGCTCCATGCTGAAGACAGAAACTGTCTTATATAAAACTTATTTCCTTTTACAGGCTTTACTGCGTGAAAACGATCTGTTCTAAATATTAAAGCGTCTCCAGCTTCCATCTTATACTCTATTGGTCTATCAATCAAAAAATATTCAAGTTCTTTGCCATCATAAACCGTAACAGCTTTTTCTGCAGTTTCTAGGTCTGCAAATATTATTTCTCCGCCTTCGTAATCATCGTTTATATAAATATTGCAATTAAAAATATGCGGAGATCCGCCAAACCAAGGTCTTCTATCTTGATGATATTCCATTGAAAGATTTTTTTCTGCAGATGTATCTGTTGACTCTAATACTACAACATCTGCAATTCCCCACCTATCCCATACATTTGGTCTAGTTCTATTAGCAATTAGCTCTTCATAAGAAGTTGGAAAGTCATAGCTTAAACCCAATGAATCAAAGTACTCTTTATTTAAATGATCTTTTTTGTAAACTGAAAGAATATCCCAAAAAACATCTAGGCACTCTTTTAGCAATTCAGCCCCTTCGCTTGTGTCATTTAAAAATGAATCATCGTCTGCTGGATATGCTTTTGCGTATTCTCCCCAGGGTCTCCAATCTTGCCATTGACCAAACCACTTGTCCTGCTTTATCTCTTTTTCTTTACGAATAAAAGCGGTGGCAGCTTGAGGGTCCTTTAACACATTTTTAAATAGAAATACGTCTTTAGATAGTATGATTGGTTTCATATGTCCATTATACTATAATAGATATTTTATAGTGCAGCTGTATATATTTGCAATATTAAACCTAAAATCATTGTTATTACTGCAACTAGAATTACTTTAAATATAGTTTTCATGTGTCCCCACTTGGGCTTGAACCAAGGACCCACAGATTAAAAGTCTGTTGCTCTACCGACTGAGCTATAGGGACGGAAGTAGGAGTAGTGAGATTTGAACTCACAGTCGTTTGTATATAAGACAAATGCTTTAACCAAATTAAGCTATACTCCCAAAATGAGAGTTAGCGTATTCGTAAATGCATCATACAATGATTATATCTTGACCTGCCCAAATATGTCAATATGGTATAATTAACCTATGTTTAAAGATAACCCTAATATAGAGCAAATCGGTACAAACGTTTTTGTATACAGAAACTTTGTACCAGCAGAATTAGTTAAAACAATTAATGACAAAATGGCCACATACGAACTTGAAGACTATAAAATTCAAAATGGTGAAGTTGCTATTAATTGGTACTCAGAGAAAAGCAGTAAGCTTACTCCAGAGTTATTCCCTGTATGGGACATGATTACAGAGCTACTAGCTCCTGAACATTGCATTCACCCAAATTTATCTTTACTAGCGATGCGCCCAGGCGACACAATGTTTGTTCACTCAGATTCACCTGGAAGAGACATGGAAGAAGATCTTACTCAACCAGATAGATGGAACACATGCTGCATTATTGAATATGGTGTTTGTGTTTACTTTGGCGATTACGAAGGTGGAGAGATCTACTATCCAAATATCAGCGCAGAAGACGGTTCAACACTCATTGACCATGACACTGACCCAAACTGCCTAACATATGCTGCAAAGCCTGGAGATCTTGTTATACACGGTTCTACACACCCTTGGGAACATGGAGTGCGTGAAGTAAAATCTGGAATAAGATATTGCTACTCAAACTTCTCTGTTTTCTCACATGAGAATCCTGGAACATTTCCAGTTCCTGGTTCTGAAGAAGAATTAGCACGTAGATCTGATCCTGGACTATGGATGACACCTCTTGGAGAAGTTAATCCACTTACTGGAGTAGCTCTAACAACCGAAACACATAAAGCTAAGTTTGGTGTTGGTGCCCCTACTCCTGTTGATACAGTATGGAATAAATCTTTATAATATTGCATTAAATAGTGCGAAAAAAGTGCGTCGGCGGTAGAAGAACCATATTTTTTATTTAATGTGGAGTGTACACACTTATACTTACTCTTTATTCTTTGCTTTTATCTTTATAATGATACTTCCAGATTTAGAGCATACAACCCCTATACCCCTTTTATGTTTTTAAAAGAGAACCCCGAAATTGTCCATTTATAAGATAGCAATTCATCGGTTGAACTTGGGCGGGAACGCCCAAAGCCAGGATTGCATAATCTAGAAGTATATAATACACTTCCGTCATTATCGCACTTGGAGTTTAACCCCTTGATATTATCTCCGAAAACTGTCCAAGGTGATTAGTATAACATGGGAGATTTTTACAGGTCAAGAGTATTAAAAAAGTTTTCTGCTTTTGCTACAAATAGATCCATAATTTTTTCATTATATATATCATCAAGACCATCCATTGGATGTGGAGCTATATTTCTTGTCATTGATTCATCTAATTCATTTACACCAAGTGAAGCAAGGATTTCTTCTTGAGATATTGGCTTTGATAAGCCTAATTCCTCAATTCTATTATTCATCCCCGCCAAAAATAATTTGTTCTGATTTTGTCTATCTTCATATGTATACTCTGCAGATATTCCAGGAAATTTTAACAGCATTTGTTTAAACTGTGGTAATGGTTCAGCAAATAGAATATTGCTATCTTTAAAGTAGTCGACTGTAATATCTACATATGTCCTGGCAATTTCATCTGCATTATCATACCTAGTTAAATAGGTTCTAATGTCTACATATCCAATCCAAGGAATAACTAGATCACATTTTGGAAGTTCATTAAATTCAATTGAATGATCTTGTCCATCTGGTGGTAATTCCATTCCAGAAGATCTTACTTTTAGCTCCGCCGTTTTTTTATAATCTAGAGCATGAGCTCTATATCCAGCTAGTCCCCAAAAATGTATATCTAATTTAGTTTGATCTTTTTTATAATGCTCAAATATTCTAGATGTATGACAATCACCAACTATCGCAACATTTCTCATACTCTAATTATACCAGCGTATAATCCTAGTCGACTACAATATCAGATCTCATAAAATGTTAATATATATTTTTCTTGTATGATACACACCATTTAGAATGTCCGAATTGTCCGATAGTGCGACCATATGACCAGTCTTTGTGACCCTTATCACATACCTTTTTTTAGAAATGTCCGAATTGAACCCATTTTCGATTTGAATTTGTCAGTGGCTTAGTATAGTCTTAAGACATAAGGTTAATCAAGGTGATTAACAGAAAGGAGTTAGAAATGACTAACTCAAACTTTGCAAGAGTAGCAACTCTTAGCAACTATCCACAAGGGTTAATGAACCTTTGTCAATGCGGACAGGTTGTTTTAGCCCCCGCTACAATTCACGACATTTGCCTACCAAATGGCACTTGCCTACATACCGCTTGCGGTAGAGACATTTGGGGAAACCCAATCGCCTAACGGCGTGTCTCCCCAATTTGTCACCGCTATACGCTACAATTCCTACTATAACTACTAACGAAAGAAGAACAGACAATGACTATCACTTACTCAATCTGGCAAGGCTCTAAACTAATCTCGGTTAATAATGTTGCACATGAGGTCAAGGCTATTGACCACTTAATCAACTCGCTTAACGATAGCGAACTAGGCAAGGGTAAGAAATTTACCGCTAATGTAATGGACATCAAGGTAGGGGCTAACTAATGACTAAATGGGACAC